CACAGAAGAAGAGGCGGCTACACGCGGCCTTGAGATTGACCATGATGACAGCCATTGTCTAGGCGATAAGCCTTTCGCACTCTTGGTCCATGGATCCCAGAGGGCTGGCTCTGCTGCAAGCAAGGCCCTGTCTCTACGTAAGAAGCAAGGAGCATTTGTGGGATACCACAAGCCAAAGCTTAAGGTTGCATAAAGGCACTTGCGTTTGGAGGAAGAGCGGATATCATTTATCCGTTCTTCCTTTTTATTTATGAGTTACATTATTGCTACATGGAAAGATGGTGTGCCTCATGCCATTACAGCCTGTAATCAAACCAACTCTTTTCAGTTGGTTCCATTAGATTCAGATGTGGCTTTGAATAAAGTATTCAGCCATCCATATCGCGCAGGTGCTGCCTCAATTCTGAATTGGATCCTAAAGAACGAAAGCACCTTGGCTGCTGAAGATCTTTCCATTCATGATGAAGGACGCTTCCGTAAGTAAACAAGTATTACGTTTGTTCACCCATGTCAACAGTCAAAGAATCTACATTTGAAATGCATCCCAGTGATGTAAATAAATGTTGGTTGATTGTTGATATTGAAACGGATAATTTGTATGATGACGTTACGGTTGTCCATTGCGTTGTCATACATGATATCTGTCGAAACAAAACTTTTACTTATGGGCCTGACAGTATTGCTACTGCTCTTGAGCATCTGGCTACCGCTGACGTACTCATTGGTCACAACATAATCTTTTATGACATTCCAGTTCTGCAAAAGCTGCATTCAATTGACTGCAAAGCACGCATTATTGACACACTCATTTGTACACGATTGATCTGGCCCAAAGAGGTTCTTGATGATCTTGACTCAGAACAATATCCGCAGGTTCCATCGAAACTGCGCGGATCAGCATCGCTCAAAGCCTGGGGTTATCGGCTATCTGATAACAAAATTGAATTCAAAGACTTTAAAGAATACTCAGAAGAAATGGCTGAGTATTGCAGGCAAGACGTTACTATTACCCACAAACTATTTCAAAAGATTCAACAAGAAAACTATGCACAATATGCATTGCGACTCGAGCACGACTTCGCTTTGGCAATTAACCAGCAAATTAGAGCAGGTTTTCCTTTTGATGTGGATGCAGCTCTTGATTTGGTGGATGATCTCCGAGCAAAACAAAGCGAATTTGAAACAAAGCTAAAGGAAATTTTTCCACCTATCAAACATGAAACGGTGTTTATCCCCAAGGTAAACAACAAGAACCGTGGTTATGTTAAAGGTGAACCGTTTACCAAAGTTCACTTTGAAGAATTTAATCCTGGATCACGTCAACAAATTGTCGATAGGCTCCAGACAAAATATGGATGGGTGCCTGAGAAAACTACAGAGAAAGGCAATCCAGTATTAGATGACGACATCTTGGCTGCACTGCCATATCCAGAAGCACAGCCCTTGGCTGAATACATGCTTGTCAAGAAACGCCTTGGTCAAATAGCAGAAGGCAACAATGCCTGGCTCAAATTAGTTAACAACAACACCGGATGTATGCATGGTGATCTTATTACTAACGGTTGTATTACTGGCCGTTGTGCTCACCGTAATCCAAATATGGGTCAGGTTCCTGCTTCCTATAGTCCTTACGGTAAAGAATGCCGTGCTTTATTTCATCCGCCCCAAAGATGGAATTTGATTGGTGTAGATGCCAAGGCTTTAGAACTTAGGTGTCTTGCTGGTTATCTTGCACTATGGGATGACGGGCACTACGCATCTATTGTCACGGATGAATCAATTGATATTCATACGTATAACCAAGAACAATTTGGTGTGGCTACCAGGGATATTAGTAAGCGTTTACTGTATGGATTGCTGTATGGATGTGGTGCATTAAAAGCTGGAACAATTATTGATCCGAATGAAAAAGATGAAATACTTCTACGTCAAATGGGAAGTACTGCAATTAATTCATTTATGAATGGTGTACCAGCATTAAAGAAACTTAAAACAAAACTGTCAAATACAATTACAAATCGTGGTTATCTGCGTGGTCTAGATGGACGTGCCTTGTATTGCCGATCTGAATTCAAAGGATTAAATGTTTTATTACAAGCAGCAGGCGCAGTGTTAATGAAACAAGTAGTCATCAACGTACATAAAAATTTAAATGAGATTGGCCTGGTCCATGGCCAAGACTGGGTTCAGAACGCTATGATCCATGACGAGATTCAACTCAGTTGTTCACCAGCATTGACTGCAACCATTCAAACCCATGCATTGGCAGCCTTTCCGCAGGCTCAAGAATTTTTTAAATTCCAATGCAAGATTGAAGGTGACTCTCGCGTTGGAAACAACTGGTCAGAAACCCACTAATGTATTAAACATGGAATCAACTGAACTTTTTGCATTTAATGAATCTAAATTAAAAATTGTTTGTCCCAAACATGGAACACATGATCAATACATTAATAGCACTGTTAGAGGCTATGAAGGTAATTGGTGCATGTTGTGTTGGCTTGAAAGTTTAGGTGATCCATTACCAACAGTTAAAGAATAAAGATTTGTTTTAGGCATGCTGCTTTAAAAACAACTGGTCTGAAACCCATTAACACAAGTTAGAATTAACATAAATAAAAAAAAATCATGGCTAACTGGCAAGATTATCTTAATAAATATGAAGATGCACAAATTTACATTGATGATGCACAACAAGCTGGAATAGATACGGGAACTACTTTCAACACTACTTATAAAGACTGGCTTAATAGTCGGGGATTACAAGATACAAGTGGTTGGGAGCAAAACTGGATTAATCTTACTAATCAACGATTAGGTACAAACTATACTGATGCTGGTCAATTCACCGATGATCAGTTGGCTCAAACTCATTATGAAAACTGGGGAAAAAATGAAGGGCGTACGTGGGAAGGACAAGGAATTACTGAAGGCCAAGCAGGCAATGCAAAAGATGATTATTTTGATACACAAAAATTTCAAACACTGTTAGAAAAACTTGAAGGCTCTAAAGGTCGTCAACAACGTCAAAAATCTTTAGAAGGCCGTCGTGACACTTACGCTGGTGGCCTTGCTCAAATGATGGGTAATTTTTGATTAAAGTAAATCAATATCCATTTGAAAACGCTTTGTTCTCAAGGCGTTTTTTAATGTGACAATTTTTAACTTTTCAATCATTAAAAGAAAATACATACTAGGCTTTGCTGCGTCCCAGGTATGACGTTAAACTGCCTTACACCCAACTTCTGAACACATGAACTTTGTTTCTGTTTGCGCTCAAACTGCCGAAGCACCTCGCGAGGTTTACATCAGCGCTACTTCCACAGCCATGCGATGCAGTGTACTGCTGCCTCCTATTGGCAACAAAGCACCAACTCCAATCGAACTCAATGTTTATGGCAAGAATGCTGAACGCTTTAGCCGTACGCCCAAGAATGCACAGATTTACATTCATGGTGCCAAGCTACGTTTTGACCTGGAAACCAGGACGTATTCGCTACACGGCGGAATCATTGCAACAGTCAATGATCAGTTTCCGATCTTTAATACCGTTATCCTTAGCGGTCGGTGCGTCAAGGACATCGATCATGCGGATGCCCGTGCCTTCAAGACAACGGCGGATGGTTTGATGATCTGCAATCAAACCCTATCGGTTAATACTGGTAGGAACCAAGCAGATCTGTTTAACTTCTACGCAATTAATTCAAGTGAAGATAAGTTAAACAACGCTGAACTTCTTGTTAACTTCACGCGTAAAGGCGTGGGCCTGACTATCCAAGGGCGATTGGTTACTGATGCTTGGGTTGATAAAGAATCCAAGGAGAAAAAACAAATCACCAAGATTCAATTGGTGTCCATGACGCTTGCACCTAAAGCAAGCGATGGTCCTAAGCCTATTCAACCCCAAACCACTGTGGTATCTGACAGCAATGTCAGCAGCCTGTGGGGTGGCAAGACGGCAGAGGATGAGTCTGATCCCTGGAACAAAGCATCTGGTGGTCTGCCAGAGCTGCCTGGTCAGTACGGCACAGCCCCTGCACTTGATGAAGAACCATTCTGATTTTAGTAAATGAAAAGCACAATTAAATTTCAACACTCAAATGAAGACTTATCAATCTCATTTGAGTCTCAAGGTGTGACTACTGATGAAGTAATGGAACACTTTGTGCAGTTTATGCTTGCCATGGGCTATGCCCGTGAAAGCATTTACGAAGCAATGCGCGAGTTACTTGAAGAACATGAGGACTATCTTAAGAGTTGTGCCAAAGCTAAGGCTGAGCCTCTTTTGAGTTTAGACTGAGCGCCCGTCCTGGAGGATGACGTTAAAAGACTCATTACCAAACCCTGAACTGATTATGACTTCAACTCCGGTTGACATGATGAGTGAAGCTTGGATGGATAACATCGAAGCTGAAACAAAAAAACCTGAACCTTCCTTTAACCCTCCTACGAAAATGACTGTGAAGAAAACTGCATCCCTAGCAACTCGCGGGATTGAATCATTCAAGCTTTTTCAATCCAAAGAGTTTGTTTCTGGCTACCAGAATCTTGTAACCATTCAGCCCCTTAACAAATCCAAGGTGCGTGGTTGGTTCATTCGTAACTCTGATCTAGATACTTGCGGGTGGTCTGCAACTGAAGATCAGTTTGCTAAAGGTTCTGTTATTTGGAACTATAAGCAAACTTTTGGTATGGCCCCTAACACTTCTGTTGAGGAGGGCCTTAACTTTACTGAGCCTCGCCTGCAAATCCTGCTGCGTTCTCCCCTCATGGTGGAAGAAACCACAGGGATGAGGCAAACGATTGGTACCTTTGAAAACCCTGAGGTCAAAGAACTTTGGGAAGCTGACAAGATTGCCGCTGATCTTGCCAACAGCAAAGGTGAGATGTACAAGCGCAAGTACAGCGTGCGTACCAAGTATCTGGTTTACATCCTTACCAGTGACAACAAGCGGGCCCACAAGATTCCCATGGTCCTGACCTTGAAAGGGCTTAATGGTACTGATGTATCTGAGAAGGTCAAGCTGTACGAAAAGGAAATGTCCAAGTGCCTGAGCAAGGCACTGGACGCTGAAGTGCCGCTGAGCTTCAATGAAAAGTTCTATGCAACCACGGTTTTTGCACCTGTGCTTGCAAATGAAATGCGAGGTGCAAACAACGTAGAAATCTGCGCCATTGAATCGTTTGACATTCCTGATTACAGCGATCAAGAAACTGCGGTTGAATCACTTAACCGCATGTCTATTCCTGATGAAGATCGGGAAACTACTTGGAAATTCCAAGAGCTGTTCCAGGACTACATCAATCAGCACTCTCGTCAAGATGCTGAGAAGTTGGGTGGTGCTTATGGTATTGCCCCAGGAGTTGAGATTCTTCCCGTCACTCGTGGCGATGGAGATATCAAAGCTCTGCAATCTGCTCGTGATCCGGACACCGGTGAAGACAGCAGCCTTTGATTAGGTAACGTCGGGGTTGGTGAGGTCTGTAGTATCAACTGCAACGTCATTAAAGATAAACATATCTTGAACTAACCCACGAATAATTCCTTGTCTTTGAGTAGCAATCCTCGCCAAGAGGGTTGCTACTTCTTTTAAGGTACTTACCGAGTTACATTCATCAATTGTTCTTTTGATCTTTTCTTCCCAAAACTTATCCTCCATTGAAGGTTCTATTTGAAACTTCTGGAGCGGTACGTATTTAATCTCTTTCATTTGATTAGAGCGTACATTTAATTCTACATTAAACCCAAAAGTAAACATTATGAAACACGAAGAAAAGGCTGCACTCCAAGCTGGTAGTACAGCAGCCCTCATTGGTGGAGCAGTTGCCCTTGCTGTTGCCAACCCATTGACCTGGGTGGCTCTTGCCTACGGCACCTATAAGATTGGTAAATACGCTTACCAAGAGGCAAAGCTGCGTGGTACTCTTGGCAAAGGTCAAGAGGACGATCAACTGTTCATTTAATTCAACCCTAATTCAATTCAATCATGACAACCCAAACGCTTACCGAACTCAATGCGGCACAAGCATCGATCTACACGCGCACAAATCTTCGTCGTGCGTTTGTGGATTTCGATGAGACGGATGTGGCCGGTATCTATCTCCGAGATGCTTCTTGCGTTGTGGTGTATCGGGATGGTGCTGAACGTTTACTTCCAGCACAAAAAGTAAAAGATGCGTTTCAGCAGTATACCCACAGGCTGAAAGATTTCTTTTCTTATCTTGGCCCTAACTATCGGGGGCCATCCATATGGCATAACAATGCATATGTCATGTTTAAAGGCTGGAATTATTCCCATGCTCTTGGTCATCTAACTTCCAATGCAAAACTTCAACACCACTGGGCTGACAAGTTCATCCATCTGTCAGACCCCAAGAAAGTTATTACGCTTCTTCAATCCGATCAAACGGACCTGGGGCATCTGGTTGCGCCGGACGGGTTGCGGTCTGCAGATCGGCCCATTGATATGGACGCTGAGTTGGTCGAAGACGAAAGTAAGCCCGCCAGCGTTGAGCCTTTCTGTTCATGCGGGTCCTTTCAACGTCAACTCAACAACGTGGCTTTGTTCCAGCAAGAGATTGAGGGATTCAAGCCATGGTGCATCCACCTGACGTGGTTCCATAAGTACCGTGAACTGCTGTGCAAGCGCACTGAAGTTCGCAATGAAGCACGAGGTCAAGTCTCTGACAAATGTGTTGCATGGTGGTATGCCCCTCCAGGGGATCATGCTGGTGATGGTCGTTTTCTTTTGTTGCATACCAAGTCTGGTCCACAAGCACCGCTGAGCCATTGGCGTACGTACAAACCTAAGGAAGTCTTCACACAAGATCATGCGTGGGATTTGTTTTTCAATATGATGGAAGCGGGTTACATCCCGTTTCCTGGCATTGCACTTCCACAACTTTCTTCTGCATCCAAACGATGACTAAGTCTTTGACTGTATTCAAAACTCTTACAGAACTTGCCAATGCACTTGACAAGCGCAATGTAAAAGCCATTACTCCTGATGGCTTGCGTAACCTTGCTAAAACAACACTGAAAGATTATGACAAGTTGGGTGAGCAAATTAAAAATTGAATGTAGTGATCAAGAAGATGGATCATTACTTATTCAAATTGAATGGGATGAAAATGATCCAGAGCTAGCTGAATGGACTAGTTGGGGCCAAGAGGGTCAACAAGAGTTTATCTGGTCGGCCCTCAATGCTGCATGCATAAAAGCGTTAGGTGAAGAACTAGATACGGCTGAGTAACTTTACGTCCTGGTCATGACGTTAAACTGACCATCATTACATTTCACACCATCATGTTTGAATCATTTCTTTCGGCTGCACTTTCTATTTTCAAAGATCTTCTTTGGACAGCAGCCGCAGTGCTGTTGTCCTATATATTAAACAAAATTCAAACTCAATTCAACTAGTACCAAGCCATGACTCAAGTCACAACGACTAAACTTGAGGAACTAAACATCCTTAAGTTATACGAACATTATGGTGCCCTGGAGCGCTCTCTTCCTTTGCTCACTTCTGAGTCTCAAGACTTGGCAAGAGCTGAGCTGGAGGCTTGTGCTGAGCTTCGTTCAGAAAAGATTGATCGTATCTACTATGCGATTGCTTCGCATGAAGATGCTATAGAACGAATCAAAAAAGAATCTGAACTTATGGTGTCAGCCAAACGACATCATGAGTCACAACTAAGTTCTTTGAAGGGTTTGTTAAATTGGTTGCGGCGTTCACTGCCTCTTGATTCCAACAAGATTACAGGGCGCAACTATCAGTTTGTTCTTGTTAAAAAGAAAGATCTGACCGTAGAACTTTCTGTGCAGCCAGAGGATTGGACTGAAAAAGAACGTGATGACTTTTGTATTGAGCAAGAAGTCACCACAACCAAACAAACTGTGGTACGTTCTATGAGTGGTGAAGTTCTTGAAGAAAGAACTGAACCCAAGACTAAAGTTGAAATCCTCCCTAACCTCGATGCAATCCGCAGTGCTTACCAAAAAGGAATCAAAGTCCCCCATGGCGTCAAAGTCTTCCAAGAATACGCAGTCCGCTCCAAGCGAATCTACGCCGAGCCACGGTTGGATCTACAAGCATCCGAATATCCAGGACAGTTTCTATCAGAAGATTGAGCCGCCTACTGGCTTGGAAGATGCCCACATCAAGATGTCGTGTCACCAGCACGCTATTGATGATTTTAATCTTCAGATGCAAATGAATGATATTGAGTTGTCTCTCCTTCTTGATCGAGAAGAAGAGGTGCTTCCTTATCATGAAAGCAAGGCTGAAGAACTTGAGAATAAAAAACTCAAGCTGTTGTTGGGCAAACGGTTTCACCAAAATGCTGCCAGGTCTTACTGGTATTACATGGCAATGGTTGAAAAATAAACCCGAATACAATAAATAGATACATAAGGTGTGCCATGACTGACGACAACCTGTCCAACTTATTGGCTGGGTTTACCAGTGGTGGTACACCTCTTTCTGCCATCATTGGTTCCAAGCTTGAGTGGGGCGTAACCGTGCTTACTGCCGCCATGATCTCAAATGAAAACCTGTCGTCGCAAATGACTGCAGAAGAAATGGTTGATGCTTCTATTAATTATTACAACGTTATCCAAGAGCGGCTTGGATATTATGAAAATGCTAAGACTCATTCCCTTGAGCGGTTGCTGGAAAAATAAACTGCTATCCTGTTAAGGTTCCCTCGTTCCACCAATGGAGAAAGTTTTTACTCCAACGTTGACCGTATCATTTGCGGTCGATATTGAAATTGAGCACAATCCTTTTGAAGGCATTACCTCTCAAGACTTAGCCATTCGATTGCAAGATGAAATTGACGATTTAATTTTGGAAGCTAGCCCCAAGATTAAAAACGTTTTTACTAGCATTACTGCAATTGAAGGTCCAGCCAATGACTGAAGATCTGGCTAAGAAACTTAATACGACTGGAGCTTTTGATACTCCTTGGCTCAAAGAGCAACTAAAAAACTGGGACGTTGCATATGAACAACGCAAAGCGGACTTTGCTGAACACATGTATCAAATCTACAAACCCACTAATCATTGCTATACAGGATTGTGGGAACGGTTTTGCTTGAGCGAAGCTGGTCCCTATTGCCGTGATCAGTACTTTAATGCACTTGATGCAATTGAAAAGTACGAAAAAGAAAAAGCACTTGCTGTTTGATGTCCTGCGCTCACGTCAGTGGGCGCTATTTATTTAAAACAAATGACAAACTCTATTAACAACTTGCCTTCTGTTTTTAAAGCTCCTGTCTTTACCAAAGAAAGGATCAAAGAATATTTTCACGACACTCTCACTGAGTTTGAAGAAGGGTTGTCCGCCAAAGAAATAGCGGAAGGGTTTATGGAAGTGCTTAGAGAAAGGTATGCATATACGCTTGCTCAACACAAACATGCAGAAGAATTGCTTGGCTATTTTTAAGCTAAAAAGTACGTCATAGAATTAAGAAATAAAACATAAAAGACAATGCCTTTATATAGAGATCCGGCGGATACTAATCTGTATGAAGTAATCAAAGTACAAACAACTAGTGGTAATCCATTAGAAGTAATTACAGCTAGTGGTTATTCTGTTGCTATAAAACCAACTTCAACAGCTGGTGATGCATTTGGACGTTTACGTATTTCAAGTCCTTTAACTCTTTTTGACTCCAGTCATCGATATCGTGATAATGGATTGTGGGCTACATCAACAGGGACTGGTGGTACATATGCGTTTAGCAGTGGTGAAGGCTTAATTAATTTAAACGTAACTACAGCTTCTGGTGCTCAAGTTATAAGAGAAACTACAAAAGTCTGCTCTTATCAACCAGGGAAATCCCTGCAGATTATGAGTACATTTGTAATGGCTTCTGGTAAAGCCAACTTGCGTCAAAGAGTTGGTTACTATGGATCAGCAAATGGTGTTTACCTTGAAGTAAGTGGTACATCTTCACCTTCTTTTGTAGAAAGAAGCTCTGTAACTGGTAGTCCTGTTGAAACAATTGCTGTTCAAGAAAATTGGAATATTGATAAACTTGACGGCAAGGGTCCTTCAGGATTTACTTTAGATATTACCAAGGCTCAAATCCTTTGGTTTGATATTGAATGGTTAGGCTTGGGCACGGTACGTGCTGGGTTTGTAATCAATGGTGAATTAGTTCACTGCCATTCTTTCCATCACGCCAATTTAATTACATCAACGTATATCACTACTGCATCGCTTCCTTTGCGATATGAAATTACAAATCTTGATACAACTGCAAGTAGTAGCACATTAAAGCAAGTTTGTTCAACAGTAATTTCAGAAGGTGGTTATGAATTGCGTGGAGCACAGTCTTCTATTGGTACTCCTGTTGCATCACCGTATGATTTAACAAATATTTCTACGGAATATCCTGTTGTTTCTATTCGTCTTAAATCAACTCGCCTTGATGCAGTGGTTATCTTAACTGCTTTATCAATCATGGGAATTACAAACAACTCAAATTACAACTGGAAAATCATTGCTGGAGGCACAACGTCTGGCGGGACATGGGCTAATTTGGGAGATGATTCTTCTGTTGAATACAACATCAGTGGTACTTCTTTTACTCAAGGCTCTGGTCGTGTGTTGGCTGGTGGCTACACAACTGGTTCAAACCAAGGATCAAGCGTTATTGATATTTTAAAAGAAGCTTTGTTTAAATTTCAATTGGTGCGTAATAGCTTCACCAGTACTCCTGAAGAACTTACGTTGGCTTGCAGCTCTGCTCAAGCAGGTTCTGATATCCTTGCTTCTATGGATTGGGAAGAGGTTAGCCGCTGATAAACTAGAACTACTGATCAAGACTTATGTATACCCCTGCACCACAACAGGCTCAGTCTGCTGAGGCTCCCCAAATGCAAGCTGTACCTCAGCCCCAGGACAAGCCTAAGGGTCCGGCTAAATCAAAGAATGGTGATGTCGGGTCCTTCATTCAGCAGTGCATTGCCCTCTGCGCTTACATCAAGGAACTTGAGACACAGTCCCATCTCATTCACCTGAACTACGAGGGGGCGAACTTCCTCGGGGTGCATGGGTTCCTTAAAGACCAATACGAGGCTCATCTGACCCAGTTCGACACGCTAGGTGAGTTTATCAGGTCCATGGACTACCTTATGCCGATGTGTGGCTGTGGGTTGACCGACATGTCTCCTGGCATCCAGAAAGTCACCAGCTACAAGGGTACCGAGCAACTTGCTACGTACTACAAGAACCTTGAGGAGCTGGGCATGAAAGCCAAAAAGCTTGAGCCTGTTGCTGCCAAGGTTGGTGCTGTTGACATCCAGAACTACATGGCTGATCTTGTTGGTCAGGCGTTTAAAGCTGCTTGGTTTATCAAAGCTACGCTCCGAAATTCTTAATCGCTCCAGTGCTCAAGCCTGTGGCAGTTGCAGCATAAAGCAATACACTTTTCTATTTCCTCTTGGATGCGCCGCCAGGCGTATCCGTAATTAACCATTGTTGATATGTTGTGATCCTTAGTTCCAACATGATGGAACTCAAGGATTCTGTGGTCGTTTATTCCACAGTGTTCACACTTTAAAGTTTTTTTATACTCCAGGAGTTTGTTTCGATTCTCTTGAAGTTTTGCTCTGCTGTTAGGCAAATAACTATTAAAGCTCTTATAAATATAACAATATAAATCGGTCGTGTTGGAATCGAACCAACTATCTACGTAGCTTGTCGCCCTGTCCTTACCAATGGACTACCGACCGAGTGACCCCCAGGTTTGAGCTTCATCTCTAAATCCATTTGCCATTCGCGAATAGCGAATGAATCCATAATGAGAGATAGGCTTAGGGGGTGTTACGCAAACCAGCAGGCTGGCTGCACCCTACCGACAGAGCAATAGGGGTGGGATGGATCAAAAGTGCTTGACGTACCGACAATCGGGCTGTGAGTTAACCAGGCGTATCCAAGCAAAGTTTTGACCTATATCAAATCTAACATAACAAAAAATCCCGGTTGCTCAAGCCGGGATCATGTGACGGGAGTGTCCATACCTGTTCTCTGGGTTTACAGAGAGCGAATGTATTCTATATTACTTTTTCTTTTTATAATGCTTTGCAGCTCGTGCAGCCTTACCAGCTTTCTTGGCGGTTTCCGTATTAGGAATAAATTGTTTTCCTTGCCTGCTACCTTCTCGTTTCTTGCGATCAGTTTCCTCCCGTTCTTCTTTCGATAAAGAAGCCCACGCTTTTTCTGGTAAGTAACGCTTGGTATACCCAGGTTGAATTGCTTTGTCAGCCATTAATACATTTCCCATTCATCGTCAAAATCTTCTTTTTTAATTTGCGTACGCAAATTATCTGCTCCGTATAAAAATTTTGGATCTGTTTTACTATAAATTTCCAGGGCTTCTCTTGGGCTATACCCTAACTCATCTGATTCTACAAGCCTTTGAAAATAAGGATTACTTGCGGCTGTTGCTATCTGAGTAGTTTCTCCAGCATTTAAAGGCACGTTTCCTAAATAAGAAGAAGGGGAGACATTTTGAACAGCTTCTTGAACAGCTTTTTGAATTGGCATATTTCTAATTCTAGAAGCTTCTAATGCATAAGACAAAACATCTTCTTTGTAAGAATGAGCTGCTGCACTGGCTTGACCGGGAAGCCAACTATCGCTAATAACTTGATTAGTGTTTAACTTAACAGCCGGATTAGTCGATAAAGCTTTATGGGCTTGTGCTCTTAAATCTTCTTTATTTGCTTGTATTTTTTGTTGAAGATTTTGTTGTTTTAATAGATTTAAAGATTGTTTTTCAACTATTTTATTTTTTGCAACTAAAGGTATTTGTTTTTCTTCTTTTTCTATTTGATTGGTAAGCTGTCGCCAAGTTGCTCCAGGTAATTCATATCCGCCGCTATTTATTGAAAGCTGTGACGAACGAATAATTTTATCTTTTGCTTCTTGTAAATTAAAAGTTTTTAAAAAGCTTTGAGCTTGTTGACGAGCGTCCATTACTTATTCTCCTTATATTTTTTGGCTGCAGACTTAGCTTTGGAGCGCTTCTCGTATTCATCCTTGGTCTGCCACTTTTCTTCTCCCCACTTCTCTAAAGACTTTTGCTTCTCACCCTTGCCGCCTTTATATCCGCCACCGGCTTCTTTATATTGCTGAGCAACCAGTTGAGCTTTACGTGCCGAAGTTATTTAGCCTCACGGCTACGACCATTCCCCTGGTTTTCCACCCCGGCCTTCGCGCATTACGCGATTTTTAATACGTTCACGTAAGTCAGGTTTTGTGTACTTGCTTTTATCTTCAGCCATAGCTGCCTCGTTCTTTAAGATAAATGACTGCGTTTGTCAATACATCTATATTATCACCAAACAAGCCCAGAGCTCTATTACATTCTTTGCACAGTAATCCTCTAAATTCATTGGTTTTATGGTTGTGATCCATTGCTAAAGATTGATTATCTTTAGGTAATTCTTGGCAAATTGCGCAAACTCCCTCTTGTAATTTAAAAACAAATTCATATTGTTCTTTTGTAATGCCTCTTCGTTCGTATTTCTTGTGTTCATGATGAAATATATTTTGACCTTGTTTTTTAATTTTTTGATAATGCTCTTTATTATTTTCTACCCATTTGTCCCATTTTATTTTGTTGCAAGTTTTACAAGAAGAGTGTAAATACGTTTTGCCATCTTGTTTTCTTTTTCTAAAACAATCCCAATCTAAATAATGAGCGCATTTGGAACACTGTTTTTGTCCATCTACGCCATACAAAAGTTTAAAACGACGATTAAGAATAGAGCTGCACTCTTTACAAACACTACTTCTTTTTATATTGCCAGAAGATGTAACTCCTTTATTTTGAAAATTTTCGTGCGGTTTTCTAATACCGCATTCACGACACAGTTTTTGCATTAGAGGTGTTTTGTGCTTTCCTTACAATAGCACAAAATCATTTACCGGGCTCGCCTCCCTTGCGATTGGCTTTTTCTTTTAGTATCTTTGCCCACTTGCATGGTTTCGCAGCCTTGGCCCAGTCTTTTCCCGGATTAGGGATAAGACGTTCTAGTTCCCAGAAGTAATTCTCAAGGCGTTGTTGGTCGCTTGGAACTTTAAAGTCAGCCAAAGAATGAAGGAAGGTCGCGGGGTTTGCCAAACTTTTCCATGATTTCTTCCATGGACTCAAGTGATTCAAGCCGTACCAAGATGTCGGTAATCGTGCTAATTACAACAGGGTGTTCAGTGCGTGCGGCAAAAGCAAGGCCCTCACGCAAGGCACTGGCTGATTGATTGACAGCTTCTTTAACTTGAGAAGATAATGCCATTTCAGAATCTTTTGGTTTCCTTAGTATAACCGCAGTTGTAAACACAAGGTAAAAGCAACTGTTGTAATTATCAACTGCAATGAACTACAGGGATGTTGTAGAGACCGATCTTGTTATATCCGGATTGCCGAAAAGATAAACAGATGTTTGTGGTATCGCAGTCCCAGCGCTTGGTTAATGGGTTGGTGCCGGAAAAGCGGAGTCCTTTCTTGAAAGGTTCTGCTTTATAAACGCAGAAACAATTAAAGGTTGATGCTACGGGCAAACGCTCAGGCATTTCCTCCAGGCCAGGCCCAGTGAACTCTTCGTCTGCGTGGTGGATGCGTGTTGCCCAGCAGTCGTAGATCCAGTTATTGCCTTCGGGGAGCACGCTGTACCCGGAAGCAATGTCATCTTTGGTGTACAGGAGGTTGCTTAGTTCGGCTGGTTCGTACTCAATGTCAGGCTCAACACAAACAATCTTGTCATATTGATCTAGGCCCTCAAGTTCTTCGATGACATCAAGGGTGAAGTTGCGTGCTCTGGCAAGGAAGCCAACACGTTCTTCTTCTTTGATGGAATTGAAGTACGGCCAATTCAAATCTTGAGTCTCAATTAAGACAGATGAGAAATGGTCAAGGAGCTGGTCTTCTGCTGCTTCCAGGAGTTGTTTGGTCTTGTCTGTAGAGTCATTCTCAAAAACAGATAAATCAAATTGAATAGTTGGATTCAGTTCGGTCAAGGTGCAAAGCTGATCCGCCCACCGTGCTACGTGTGATTCGCGATTGCGAATGATGGTCGAAATTAAGATGCGCATTGGTGGGCTACCGTTGCCATGTTCTTGATATCTTCAATGGTAACAAAGTGGTTGTTGCCTATGTAAAAAGAGTGTGTGTGGATACGTTCACTATTGGGTAATGGGCAGTCCTTTTTGTACCACTGCATGAACGGTTGTTTGAGCAGGTTGCCTACAAGAAAAGGCCGAGTTTCAATACCCATTTGGGTAAAAAGAATTTTTAGCTCATCTCGTTGCCATTCAGTATGGCAATGAAACGGAAGGGTCATGGCACTATTACCACAAACTTTGGGGAAGTATTGGATCCAGGGGTGGTTGGACAGGTAATGAACGAAGGCTTCATAGTTTTCAGCGCGACGTTTGTTGTAATGATCAAGCTTTGGGAGTTGGCAAAGGCCAAGCACAGCGCCAAGCTCTGTGTTTCTGAAGTTGTAACCAAGGGTTGGAAACAGAAACATCGGATCAATGGACGGAGCCAGTGCTTCTTCTCGCTCCTTGTAGGGTGAGATCATTTCCCTGGACATTCCATGGGAGCGTTTGGCTCGCATTAAGTTGTACAACTCTTCGTCATCGGTGCAAACCATGCCACCCTCAACGGTGGTCATGTGGTGTCCAAAGTAGAAGGAAAAGGTTGAGCCAAGTCCTTCGGTGCCTACCTTTCGATTGGTAAGAGTTTTGGCTCCATGCGATTCGCAGCAGTCTTCAAGGATGATTGCATCGGGCCACTCTTGTTTAAACACCGCAAGATCGGCGGCAATCCCCATGATGTGCGTGACATAAATAATGTCTGGCGTAAAGTCCAGTACATTTTTATGGTGGTTGATGGATTCTACGGTTGGTGAATAGGTTTTGTAGTCGATGTCATAGAAGGATATGTCGTGTCCTTGCTGGCGGAATGTTGAGATGTTGGTTGCCCAGTTGATGGCTGGCGCCAAGATTTTTAATTTGGGGGTCTGAGAAAAATACTTTTCGTGAACAGCGTCAAGCAAAAGGGTGTTAGCAGTTGAGCCACTGCTTACGAACAGGGAGTACTGACAGCCTTCCCATCGGGACCACGCTTGTTCAAACTCTTTGCACTTGGGTCCATTTGTAAACCGGTCACTGGTTAGAAGAAATTTAATTAAGGCCATCTTTTCGCTCCAGCCGATGGTGTTCTTTTGGAGGGGCCAATCAAATTTCGTCATTTCTTTTGCTTTCAATTATGGTTATAGTAAAAGTATAAGCATAAATCTAAATGGCAAGAGCATTAGTCACAGGCATTACCGGACAAGATGGTGCTTACCTGGCGAAATTGCTGGTCGATAAAGGATATGACGTGCTGGGATTGGTGCGAAACAATGCAAATCCCAACCATACTTCCAAGCTGAAGTGGATTTTTGGTGGAGAAATTCCCAAGAAATTGACCTTGGAATACTCGGATATGACTGATGCCACCTCGCTGGGGCGACTGGTTGCAAACTACTTACCGACCGAGGTGTACAACTTGGCTGCCCAGAGCCATGTCGGCGTCAGCTTTAAGTCTCCTGGTAGCACAGCACATACCAATGCCCTTGGAGTCTTAAATATTCTTGAAGCTTGCCGTAATGCACCCGTTGTTCCTGCTTTCTACCAAGCATCGACTTCTGAAATGTTTGGCAAGGTGCGGCAGGTTCCGCAAAATGAAGAAACTTATTTCCATCCACGCAGTCCCTATGGGGTTGCCAAGTTGTTTGGCTATTGGTTGACGGTTAATTACCGTGAAAGCTATGGGTTGTTTGGATGCAATGGCATCCTTTTCAACCACGAAAGTCCGGTGCGTGGTGAAGAGTTTGTTACAAAAAAGATCACCAAGGGTTTGGTGTCAGTGATGAAGGGTAAACAGGAGGTGTTGGAGCTTGGCAACCTGGATGCCCTAAGGGATTGGGGTCATGCCCGTGACTATGTCGAAGCAATGTACCTGATGCTCCAGCAGGATACGCCCAGTGATTACGTTGTGGCTACAGGGAAACAGACAAGTGTGCGTCGGTTTTGCGAAATGGCTTCCGACTACTTGGATCTGGATCTTGTTTGGATTGGCGAAGGGGTAACTGAAATTGGTTACAGCCGGGCTTTGAATAAAACTGTGATTCAAATTAATCCGGAATACTACCGTCCGGCGGAGGTAGATACGCTTCTTGGGGATGCTTCCAAGGCAAAAAATTGTTTGGGCTGGGAGCCTACGACCAGCCTTGAGAACCTCGTCGAAGAAATGGTGGCGTATGATTTAACGATTGTTTAAGAATGTACTGAGGCGTTGCCGGTGAAGCTCAACAATCTCTGGGTGGGGGACAACGTCCTCTTTGTGGATCACCTTGGCACTAAGGGTGGGGTCGGCAATAACTTCAAAGCCTGCCTCACGAATTCGCCTACAAAATTCCCAGTGCTCAACGCCATCAACCACACTCCAGTAGACATCTCCCGCATCGAGGGCTTCTGATTTAACCAGGGCGATGGATCCGAAAGCGCTGTTGCAGGATACTGGTTTTTTGGCGTCCCAAAGTTTGCGGTCTTCTGAACGCAAGAAGGGGTTGGCTGCAAACGTCATGCACTGATTACCGTCTAAATCAAGGAGTGACCAGCTGTCGAAATAGGATTCTTTGTCGGTGCCACCAATAAAATCAGGAACATTTTGCGTCGTGTTGGGGGAAATCATTCCATAGGAGGGATTATCGTCCAACTTTTCTATCATTCCCATGACTAGATCGGGTGTCCAATAGATGTCACTATCGGCAACCAACAGATAGTCGTAGTGATAATTATCAAGAAGATCAAGTGCGGCATTGCGGTACCGTGCCTGATACCGAACACGTTCTAGGGATGCAACACTTCCCCAGCGGGGGGCATCGATTCGTTCGGATACGACGAAACCAATTTGGTTTTTCAACCAGGATTGGAGGATGTGGGCAGTGTTGTCCTTGGAATCATTCTCAAAGAAGCCGTAGACCGTTGCAATACCTTGGCCAAGCAAGGTTTCTTGGAGCGCATCAAACTGTGCAAGGGACCGTTCAATGTACGATTCGCTATCGCGCCAGAGGGAAAGGATGGCAACAGTCTTGGTAGTCATGTATTAAAAATCAATGCGGGTGTAGTCGACTTCTTGGTCCTTCAAGTCAATTTCATATTCATCTGCCTCAAGTGTTTCGATATCAACAAAAGCTTTTCCCTCTTCGACAGAAGAGGGGAATTCATTGAAATAGAAACGAGTCAGATTTGCTGCCATCACTGGAAAACACTGGGATCTGACGCAATTAATATAACGTCTACAACGATGGTGAAGATAAGTGCGCCGACGATTACGGCCATTAAGTCACCGAGGGGATCGTAGTCTTGCATGGTTTCTTTTTATATTACGTTAAAATATATGTAATACATCAGGTTTAAGGCCTGTAATACGCATTGACATTAAAGCAGTGGCACCACAGCCTTGAAAAGCTGAATCAAAGTCCGGCACGAATTACACTTAATGGCAAACGTCATTATGTCACACCTCTGCCGACGGGTCCTGCTCCGTCAGTAACCACAATCATTTCAGAAACTGCATCGGAAGCCAACAAGAAAAAGTTGGAGATGTGGTCCAAAGCAAACCCTGGAGTGAAGGAGCAAGCTGCCGAAAGGGGTACAGCAATCCACTACGGGATGGAGCAGTACCTAAAAGGGAATAAATCTCCTGATATTAAGGACGAATATAAGGAGTTCTGGGCGGGGATGCCGTCAATTCTGGATCAGTTCCAGGAGGTGTTGTGGGCTGAATCCCCGGTGCTGGAAAAGTTTAATTACACGATCGGCTCTGATGAAGTCGCCAGGGTGTGGGGATGTGATGAAAAAGGTAGGGCCTGGGCTGGTGCCCCTGACATCATCGGTGTTGCAAACAATAAATTAACCCTTGCCGACTTGAAGACAAGTGTTAAGCCGTACAGCAGGAAGTGGCCTAGTCACCTGGAGAAAGGCTCTCCGGAATGGAGAGATCTCCTTGGCGGGCATTTGAAATTTAAAAAAACCTGCAAACAACTTGCTGCGTATGACCTGGCAATTGAGCAAACACTTGGGATGAGGGTCCAGCAGGCCGCCATCCTTGTGTCAACGCCATTACGCACACAAGTATTTAAAATCTCCCGGAGGTTTTTGGATAGCCTCCAGGGAGATTGGCTGCAGATCGTTGAAGAGTATTACAACCAGATTGACGAGTTTGGTCAATCAGATCCTGATCTTATTTAGCGGGACGCTTAGCACGACCGGCTGCAGACTTAGCGGTACCAGTGGCTTTGGAGCCCTTGGGTGCGGGACGGGTCTTGGCAGCTTCAGCTTTGCGGGCAGCGATAGAAGATTTCTTTTCTTCGACGCGAGCTTTGGCAGCGGCTTTGTTTTCAGCGGCACGAGCCATGCCAGCGGCACGTTGGGTTTGACCACGCTCAGAGCCTTTGCCTGCGTATTTACCGGCGAATTCCATGTTTATTTTGATGGCTTAGATTAATTTTAGCTTTAACATACTTGTGAATAAAAATAAAATTGATTCTGAAAAACATTTTAAGCGCGTGGCCTGGTCTGTGGCTGCAGACTGTGCCTTGAGCACTGGAGAACAGGCTGTAAATATTTATGAAAAGTTGATCGACAAAAGAAGAGCTGTTGCAGATGAGTCCAATAAGACTTACTGATTTACAGAAAAAGATCACGATCCTTTTGGATTGGTGACCGTAGGATAAGAAAACACCAAACAGAAGCCCCCATGGAAATCCATATTTTCCCTGGGGAGTGGGCCAATAGTCTCATGGGTCGCATGCATGATGCGGCTGATGGGGACTTGTTTTGTCTTCCCACTCCCATGCATGAACACATTTTTTGGATTGTAAAAAACGCTTCGTTCCCTGAGCGACAGTTTAAAGTAGAGGTCAAGGAGTCCCAGCTGGTATGACGAGTCGGAATCAGTTAGCTCTTCAGCCGGGAGAAATACGGCTCGATTATTTGTCTGCAGATTGGCCCCTGACTCCCTTGGGTGGTAACAAGGATCCTTACATTGCAGGCTGGCAGGGTAAGCCGTTTAGTATTCGTGAAATTGAAGAGGAGATTGTAAGTGGATCCTGTAAAGCTGTTGGCCTCATTGGTGGGCCTGTCTTCAATCTGCCTTATGGTTTGGTCTGGGTCGATGTTGATGGCCCTACCGTCTATGACCTCATCGAGTCACTCGCTGGAGTTGAATTCGTTAAGGCCCTGCCAAAAACACTGACAATTAAAAGCGGTAAAGAAGGAAGGGAAAGGAAACTTTACAAACTCAGCAGGGATAGCCACAAGCATTTTGCCCGTAATAAATACACGTGGCACGCGGAAGGTGATAAAGAAAAACTGGAGATTCTTTGGAAGCGGCACCAGGGTGTGCTAATGGGTCTGCACCCAGAAACGGACGGTTACTTTACGGATGTTGACCAGGGGTTTGAGTGGGTTGATGAGCTGCCTGAATTTCCGGAATGGTTGCTGAACGCAATCATTAATAAGAATGTTAAGCAGGGGATTCCATCAAAGGAAACCACCCGGATTGTTGGTCCTACGTTCGTTGTTCAGTCAGAGGTGTCACTTGAGCGTGACATGAAACTGGCGGAGGAAGCAACTTGGTCGTTGCCCCCAGAGGCTGCAGATGACTACGACATTTGGATCACGGTCGGTCAGGCGCTTCACTCACTGGATGAATCGCTGCTTGATGTGTGGGAAGAATGGTCTAAGCAGTCGGAAAAGTATAGGGATGGTGAATGCCAGAGGCGGTGGCGTTCCTTTAGTAAAGGTGGTGGCAGGGGCATGGGCTCCCTCATTCACATTGCCCAGGAAAATGGCTGGCGTCCTTCACAGGACTACCGTGCGTTGAATGTTGATGATGAGACATTAGAGCGGGCGGCTCAATTACAGGCTCAATTTGACGAGGAAATGGAAATGGCTTTATCTCAAGCTCTGGAACCGGTTGGTAAGGTTGCCGAGAATATGTGGACGCAGCAACAGAAGCCTGCGGTAAAACAGCAATCAAAACAAAAAGGGAAAGAGGAAGACTACAAGCCACGGAATGTTTCATCTGATGTAATTACGGATGCCTTGCTTGGGCTGTACCAGGGGAATTTAGTGTATAGCATACGGCATGGTCAATTTTTTATGTACGAGTCAGAGGCGCGTGGCCTCTGGTCCCCCCTCACGAAGGTCGAAATCTTAGGTGATATTCGCGCCAAGCTGTCGATGATGAGGGGCAGCCTGCTCTCAGGCTTTACCACAAAACTGATCAATGATGTTCACGATCAGCTTCAATCGACACTTCACTTTAAAGATTGGTATGAAGGCAACCAGTTCCTGCTGTTTACCAATGGGGTGTTGAATGTTGAGACGCGGGAGCTGCTGCCGTTCAAGCGGGACTTCTACTTGGTGCAGCAGATGCCGTACCCGTATGATCCGTCTGCAACTTGTGAAGAAATTGTTAAGTGGTTGAAGCATGTGCAACGGGATAGCTGGGATCGCACCCAGGTGTTGAGGGCCTGGCTGCGGGCAACGCTGCTGGGTCGTTACGAAATGCAAAAGTTTGTGGAGATTGTCGGCCCAGGGAAATCTGGTAAGTCCACCTACGCAAACTTGGCGGTGGCACTGGTTGGTAAGAAGAACGTCTATTCGACGGACTTTGAGAACCTGGAGAAGAACCGCTTTGAAGCTGCTGGATACATGGGTAAGAAGCTGCTGCTGTTCCAGGATGCTGATCGGTGGGGCGGATCGGTTTCTCGGTTGAAAGCAATTACGGGTAATGACTGGATCCGTAGTGAACGCAAATATCAGAATGAGAATCAGGAGCCTTTTCAATTCAAGGGTGTTGTGATCATTACAGCAAACGAAGCTATTCAATCGACGGACTACACGTCTGGTTTGGCACGTCGTCGTTTGACCATTCCATTTGATCGTCCGTTCACTGGTGGTCCTAATGAACAGAAGGAGTTGATTAAGTTCAATTCCAAAGGGGAGCCGCAGGGTGAGTTTGCGCCTTTGCTCCCAGGGCTGGTGAATTGGTTGTTGGATATGTCGGAGGAGGACATGCGTTCCTACCTAATGGAAACCGAGAAGCGCGTGTCGTTCTTCAAGAAATATGCCAAGCTGCAGAACCTCAGGTCGAACCCACTGCTGGATTGGATGGATCACAAAACTATCTTTGATCCAGGCATCATGACGGCGATTGGTTTTACCAAGTTTGCACCGTCGGGTGGATCGAATGTTTATGCCAATAGTGACACATGGCTGTATGCAAGTTATGCCGAGTTCTGTCGTGAATGTAATGTGGGCATCATGTCGAGGAATCGATTTGAACCCCTGCTGCTGGACATCTGCATCAACCAGTTGGGGATGAATGTCTATTCCAAGCGAACAACGCGTGGACTCAAGGTGTTCAACATTGCCGTACGGTCGTCCAGTCCTAAGTACGAGAACTATCCCAGCTTGGTGGAGGTCGCTTCCAATAAAGATGAATATAAAGAATTTTATGGCGCTGAATTATTGACGAATGATAATGCGAGAATGGAAGATGATTTAAAACAAGTGAATGAGTAATGGTCGGCACTTAATCTTAGATTTGTATGGTTGCGACAAGAAGCTTCTTGATGACTATGAGGAGCTTCAACGACTGATGGAGGTGGCACTCCAGATGTCAAACGCAACCATCATTCGGATTATCGGTGAGAAATTTAAGCCGCAAGGAGTGACGTTGTTGGCACTACTGGCGGAGTCGCATTGCTCTTTGCATTCATGGCCCTGCGAAGGATACTGTGCTATTGATTTGTACACGTGTGGTGATACGACCAATTCTCATAAAGCTGCTGAATTTTTAAAAAACAAACTCAAAGCAAGAGACTCGGAAGAAAAAGAAATACAAAGAAAAGTATTTAGAAATTAGAAAGGCCACATTTTCTCTAAACGATGAGCTAAAACAGAAAAATAAGCCTGCTCTTTGGTTTTAAAACAACCAACGTAAACTCTTAAGTTTCCATTCTTGTATTCGCCTTGCCAAGAAGCTGAATTTGCTACTTTATAAACATACTTATAACCTGTAAGGTTTGAAACGGTTTGATTTTTCTTTTGCAAGGAAGGACTGGCCCATCTTAAATTACCCGGAGAATAATTACCATTGCTATCAAGGCGATCAAGAGAAAAGCCTTTGGGTTTTTCTCCTAAAAACTTTTCAATGTAGTTTAAAAAACAACAAAAACCTTTGCTCCAACGTTTGTAAACAGGATGTCTAGATTTATCTTGCCATTCAAGATAAACAGAAATCCCTTGCCCTCCATAGCGTTTATAATTAGGAGACTTTGGATTTTTACATCTTTCAATCATCCCTCTCCAGGTATTGTATAAAACGTGTTTTGTCATTAGACCTTGACGGTTTTGAATATCAAAAAGAGTAATTTCTAATAAAAGAGGGGCGGGCATGACGGAACTCTAAATTAAAAAGTTTACTACACAAAAGACTGAGGTTCAAGTTGTTTGTTATTTATGTATAGTTAATTGAGAATTCACTATCTGAATGACGAAACAAAAGCTGCTCTGGGTGGGTGACATTATTGCTCGCACAGGCTTTAGCCGTGTAACGGAAAATGTTCTTGCACGAATTAAAGATAAGTATGAAGTAGTGGTATTGGGGTGTAACTACCACGGGGATCCTGATCCCTTGCAAGATGAGTACAAGATTTATCCGGCGACCAACCGTTTTCAGACGGCGCCTTTTGCTGAGGACCGCATTCGGGAAGTTGTAGAAAATGAGAAGCCGGACATTGTCTTCACCATTAATGACATGTGGATCATTAATGAACAGTACCGGCGCATCCAGGATCTGCATGAGCAGAAGAAATTTAAATTTGTGGGCTACTCCCCCATGGATAGCTACGCCTGGACTGGGTGTTTGGCTGATACTGCCAATGCCTGGGATGCAGTGATCTCATACACGGACTTTGGTGCGCATGAATTTATTGCGGGTGGCATTCGTCGTCCGATTGATGTGATCCCCCATGGCGTCACTAAAGGTCAGTTTTATCCCAAGGACAAACTTCAAGCGCGGAAAGAGCTGGGGTTGCGGGAGGATGCTTTCATTGTGCTGAACGCAAACCGCAATCAGTTCCGTAAGCGGATTGACATCACCATTGCGGGCTTTGCTGAATTTGCAAAAGATAAGCCAGAAGCGATGCTCTATCTCCACATGGGGATGAAAGATCAAGGTTGGGATGTCATGCAGGTCTTCGCCAGGGAGATGGGGCGGAGGGGTATTGACCCAAACAATCGCATCATCATGACGGGCAATACGCATAATCCCCCGGCGGTTGAGGTGGAGCTGCTCAACACCATCTACAACTGCGCCGACGTTGGCGTCAATACCTGCAAAGGGGAGGGCTGGGGCCTGGTCAACTTTGAACATGCTGCCTGTGGTGTCGCCCAGGTGGTGCCTGATCATACGTCTTGCAAGGAAATTTTTGAGGGATATGGCAAGCTGATCCGTTGCGACCACGTTGATGTAGACGTGAACTACTCACGGGAAATGCCCTGTCCGTCTCATGAACATCTCACTGAGATCCTTAATGAGCTTTACCACGACCGTGAGGAGCTGCAGCGCACCGCTGATGCCTGCTACAAACGCGTGACGGATCCTCAGTTCGACTGGGATACGGTCGCTGCTCAGTTTGATGGCGTCTTCCAGGAGGTGTCGGTGAAGGCTGAGATCAAGGAGCCGAAGCGCACCAAGAGCAGGACGCGCCGGAAGAAGGGTGCTAAAGAGCTGGTTCCGGCCTGATTTACCAGGAGACAGAAGCCCCTGCTACGAGCGGGGGTTTTTTGTTGGGATGTTGTCTTAAAGTGAGACTCATTTGTTGGTGCAGAGATCGTGCAGAGTTTGAAGTGAGTCTTACTTGTATTGAAATGAGATCCTTTGCAGGGGAAGGGGTCTTAAGGTGAGACTCAAATGTTGGTGCAGAGATTGCAGACTTTGGGGTCCCTTTTATAAAACCCTTCTAAGAAGGCGACAACTTTGGCAATCTTGTCGCCTTTCTAGGGAAAGTTTTTAAAAAGGCCCCCAAAGTCTGAAAGTCTGCACTCACTCGTGCCAGGATTGACCCATAGCCAAGCCCTGGTGGTAATGAAACCAAATCCCAAAACCCTGTTGCAGACAAGCTTTAGGCATGTCAATCTCATTGAAAGTCTCAATGAGTCGCAACTTGCAGAACATGGGTACTATCAGGGATACCCTTGCGTTCACGGTCATCTCATTCGAGACTCAGTTCACCATTGGTGCTACGAGTGCGCCAAGAAGATCCTGAGCAACGTCTGTGGGTTTGATGTCAACTACCTACATTTCGACTACAAGGCCAAGTGCCACAACCTGTGGAACATGGTTGAGATTGGTGAGCCGGGAGACTGCTGGGAAATTAAAAACGCTTCTGGTGGTACGCCTAAAAGGATCTGCATGCCCTCCTACAGGGCCAAGTACACCGGCAGGTTGTCCGATAACGTCAACGTCCACAAGGCGGTGTACCAGTGCGCTTGGGGGGACGTGGGCGACCTCTTGGTGACAAGGTTGTGCGGGAACAATGCCTGTGCCAATCCGTTACATATGGTGTCTACCTGGAACAGAACCTACCCTCCGTCAAAGGTGTATCCACTTGTTACCAAGTTCAATGCAGAGAAGTTAATGCTGGTGGGCAAGCAGCTCAGGGAGAAAAAATCCCTGGATGAAGTTGTGAAAAATACTTACAAAATGCCCATTACCAATCCGCAATATGCTAAGGATGCCCCCGAGTACAATGAAGAAAACGATAATATTGATATCTAATGACCAGGGGTAGCGCTCAATCTTCTCAGCGTCAACGCACCCAAGCAAATCCACAATTGCTTGGTTCGTTTAGTGAAACGTCGCTGCGCTACCTCACCGGAAGTCTTGGTCCTGAATATGTAGTTGGTCTTAATGGTTATGGTGGCGGCACCATGAACCATTGGTATCAAATCAATTTACAAGTTCCTGCCTGGATCATTACCCGCAAAGGTGGTCCGCGTCCTAATTACATTCAGCTCTCTGCGTACGATTTAAATCACACACCCATTCAAGGTCGAATGATCTTCCAGGCTGACAGCGGTCAGTTTGCGGGAATCAGTGGAGAACTTTATTATCCGTATCTTGGTAAGGTTGCTGGAGCCCAATCTGATTTATATAACGAATTCAACCCATACGCTTTGAATAAAGGCGATGATTTCTACTACTCACTAGAACCCGGCAACTATCTGTTTTGTGTATCCAGTACACGTAACGAACCCCTTGATTATTCGTTGGGTCTTGTTATTGAGGTTCCGCTTACTGAAATCCTTCTTTTACTTGAAGACCTTGACAGTAGTTTCTTAACTCTTGAGTCCAACATTGACTTGGGTAACACTATTGTCATCGGTCCTGATTTCAATACAAATTACACGCTTCCAAGTTTTACAAATGGTTACACTGTTTCTGTAGCCACAATTAACTCTGGAAATACCGTAACTATTTCAGAAAACTCTACTTGGTTAATTGGTGTGCCGATTCCTGAATCCCAAGATAAATTTATCCTGGAGCCAGGTAATGAATATGATTTCAATTCAATTCACGAACATTCATTATCTGAATGGACTGAAGCTTGGCAAAGAGAAAGAAGCCCTGGCGATGCACTACCTGAGATTTTTGTACCTTTAATTACTAGGTCATGAAGTATTTCTTAACTATTTGTAAGCTTATGTTTTTAAAACAAAAAAATAGTAAGCATAATTCGTCTACTGCTTTTAAACTTTATTGTGAAGCTACGCCTTGGGCGCAGAGCTGCCGTATCTATGACGTGTAATGACTAAAGGTGGGATTGAATTTACAACGTCGCAAAAAGATTGGGACGATTTTTTTGCCCCAGAAGTTCCGTTTGAGGATGAGGTTGATCCCTTGGATTCGTACGAAGAACGGGTGCGTGTGGCTTGCGAGCTTAGCTGTCAGCAAATCTGCAAGGCAAATAAACGACTGGATGAACGAACGAAAAAACGTCAGGGCCCGCCTCCTGGCTGGGAGTTTGACCGGTAAAGTTGGCTCCAAAACACAAGCATTAGCTATACGTCAAGTACGTCAATGGATGTTGGAGATCCCACCTGGGGATTCAATTTCGTTGTGCTGTGAATCAGTCTTGGCAGATAAACAGTTTCAAGTTTGGAAAAAATGGTTCATCAAGCATGAAGATTCCGAATGGCAAATTAGTGATGAGCACAAATCTTTCTTTTGGTATAAATCACAAGATATAGAATAAGAAAAAAGGTATTACTCATGGCTCACCTTGGTCGTTATTTAGAAGTTGCTCTTGCTATTCACGCAGCTGCTTCTGCTATTTGTGCGCTTACTCCTACTCCTTCTGACGATAAGTTTGTCGGTAAGGTTTATAAATTGATCGAAATTTGTGCTTTGGTTATTGGTCGGGCTAAGCAACGCTGATTAATCAGGTAATCCCTGGAACCACCAAACGCATCCGTTATTTTCTTCTACCCATTGTTTCAATGCGTAAGCCTCGTTTTTATCGAGGGTTGCGCATTTTTTTTCGTCCGCAACTTCCCAACAAACATTAACGCGAATACGCGGATCTCGATTCTTTTTCATTTAGAAACTAAAATTGCCCAACCTGTGTTTTTACCGTCGCACTCCCAACGTGGTAACCAATTCTTTTTACTGTATTTGACACCTTTTCCGCGGGATGCTGCATTGCTTACGTACCCTCCATTGACCATATTCGCTTCCCCATTTGAGTCGTTGTGTACAAATTCAGTTTCTGTGAAACCAATACAACAAGTCCAATGACCGCCGCCTGTGGGAGCACTTACATTTCCTTGATGTAACCAACCAACAGCAACAGGTCTGTTATTACGAATCTCGTTTTCTAATAAAGCAGAATTACCGTTGGTAATAAATTTGGCGTTAAGTCCCAGGGCTTGCAGTGTTTTTAGCTGCGCATTTGCATCTGTAGTGTCACCATATTTAGCCCTAATTTTGTTGTATTCATCATCTGTTTTTACTTTGCCGTAATAAGCGGCAATCATTGCACAAGAAGAAGAAAAACACTCGCGATAACCAGTGCCTGATTGATTGTCTAGTTGATAAAAGTAAGGAACGGTAAGGGTTTTAGAAGACGTAACTGCAGTGGAATCACCTCCAGGAGTTTGGAGTTGTTTGTCCATAATTTGAATTAATTTTGTTGCATAGTCTGGATCCGTTGCATAACCTTCTTGAACTAAAAGTTCTGCACAGTTATTTCGACTGGTTGCTCGATTTACACCTTTGTAAGTTTTGTAGTCTTTGTACCAGCGCGATACAAGATAATCAACACACGTAGATAGGTCAGGAAAATCAATAAAGTCAGCGGTGATTGTAATCCACTGACCATTAATAAACTCTTGTGTTGTGGTTGATGTGCCAGACCCCTTTAAACCAAAGTAATTGTGTTTACCGCTCGTATGTTTACCCCAACCACTTTCCAGGGCCCACTGCGCTGCAACACATTCTGGATACTTAGCACCCATTGCTTTCCCTGCAGCTAAAACACCGTCCCAGGTATTGGGATATTCTTCGCTGGGTTTTGGTTCGCTGCGATATTTGACGCTAAAAGACTCCAGGGTTTCAGGAGGCACCTGACCCTGGAGCCAATTCCAAGCATCCTTTTGATGTTGAAGTTCTTTATAGAACTTTGCTGCGTCAGTCAGTTTTATAGTCATCGACCTAAAGCTGTTAGTACAACTTTAGGTCAGGTGTACTAATTCAACCTTCTTCAACAACTTCAGCGTCCTTAACTTCAATCGTTCCTTCTTCTGCTTCAGGTTCAAACTCAAGGGTTTCAACAAGAGAACCGATAAGGTTAGCGGCAAAAGCAATCAAATTACCATCGCCAGATGCACGGGCAGAGCCAAAAGAATTAATGGCAGAAACCAGTTCGCTTTTCTTGCAAGCCATGTTAAATAAATAACTTCAAAAAGTATAGCAATTATTTACCAAGGAATACCGGATTCGCTGGTAGGGGTTACCTCATCATCCAGGCGGCTGCTTAACGAGTCTTCCATTTCAACTACTTTATCGGCACCAAGAGCATCTTGAACCCAACCAATAACTTGGCTAGAAGTCAAATCTTCGTACGGCGTAAAGTCATCCGGATCAGGATCAGAGAAACCAACGGAACCATAGGAGCTGGCGGTGTAAAGTTCTCCACCAGTAACACGCTCTGCATTAAGGGTCCAATGAGCGGTATAAACAGCGCCATCAGAAACGTGACGTTCCAGATTGGCAATACCCCAAGTGTAAGTGTCAGCCATAATTCATCAATTAAGTTTTTTGTATTCTACCAGGGAAATTTAGAGAGTAATACCTATCAGCTGGAAAGCCGATAGGTTACGAACGTATTAGCTGCCGTGCGTCGTGAGGCAAAACGACCAGAGCTGCTAGCTGCAACGGTACCTGTACCAACTAAGGTGTGGCCGGTGTTGCCTTGCACGGTGACGGCATTGGTGGCGCCTGTGTTGATAACGCTCCATTCGAACGTCATGTTGTCGTAGGTGCCACTGAATCCTGCTTGTGTGTCGGTGCCGGTGGGCAGCGTCATCGTGACGGCTGCGGCGGTGGTGCTGGTGATAATGCCGGTCTTGAGGTTGGCGACGGTCAGCGTGGCGGTGGTATCGACAGCGGCTGGTGCGGCTTGGTTGTAGCAATGCACCCGGTCGTTGGTGATGCGGAAGGCTTCGGTGGGGCCAGAACCAGCGTCAAAGGTTGTGGAAAAAACTAATCGCGCAGGATGATCATTTGTGCCCCAGCCTGCATCTGCCCAAGCACCGATTGATGCGCCACGGCGCATATCAGTACCGTTGGCTGCCGTAAAAGTAATTTCTCCTAACAGGTCTTCCGCAACGGAGGCGGTATATGTGCCAACAGTTGCTCCCTTGGAATGGCCAAGAACCAGATTTGGGGCAGAGTCAACAGCAGTATTAAAAACAGTCAGACCTAAGTAACCACCTGCTCCTGATGTACCAGTTGACTGGATTTGAGGAGCAACCCCAAATTGGCTAACACTTGTACTCGCGCCCACCAGCAGGCGGCCTGAGGAGTCAATGCGTGCGCGTTCGGAGCCGTTAGAGCTAACGCTCACAGATCCAGCATCCAACGCGTTTAGGACAAGAGAGCCTGTCCCCCGATGGTTAATATTTGAATCGGTATTGGCCCCACCATTATTCCTGCGAATACGCAGTCCAAAATCTGTATAAGTTGTATCACTAACAAAATCAATAAATGCGGCACGATTCCCCGTTGCCCCTTCTCCAAGTTCAATGCTGCAATCGTTTGAGTCTGCAGCGCCAATACGCGCATCTCCGGCTACATGGAGAGTTTTGCCAGGGTTATTCGTCCCAATGCCCACACGCCCCGCACTGTCAATCCGCATCCGCTCAGTGGGCGAGCTGGCGCCGTTGGCGGTGGTGAAAAACACTAAACGAGTGGGAGCGGAATTTGTAGTAAATAGAGCGTCTGCAACAAAATCAATCCGCCCGCCTTCAATAAAAGTTGTGCCATCAGATCCGGCGGCACTAACTCGACCGATGGGGACACCGCCTGTTACCGCAGTGTGAGCTCCTACCGTTGCAGCTACGCTTCTTGCCAATGCAAGTGTTGGTGAAAATGCAGTAACGTTTGAGTATTGAGCAATAAGCTGTGTACCGTTATTTCCGTCGATGCCTGCAAGTTGGCTTTTTATTGATCCATAGCTTAATCCGTCTATGTTTGTAGTAATAGAACTAGACGTCCCCACCAGCAGCCTGCCGGAGCTGTCGATGCGGGCGCGTTCGGTGCCGCCATTAGCGAAGATGAAATTATTGCTGGCAAAATAACTATCAGCAGTACTTGCAGCATAAAAATTCCATCGCCCTGCAGCACTAGAAAGATTGCTGTAAAAACCGAAGTTATTTGTAGCCCCTGTTAAAGAACTGTTTACGCCAAAACCATATTGATTGGTTACTGTACTATCAACGTTGAATGTCCCCTGTACTGTTTGGTAGTGAAAAAGATTAGTTATTGCATAAGGAACAGCGCCATTGCTAGCAGTTGAAGGTTGAGTTTGAAATAAACTCGCAGTAGTTGTTGCATCAGGCTGTATTGTTGGTGTGTATAAAATTCCACTTGAACTAGCTGCACCAGAGATGATTCCTCCAAAACGGTAGTTGCCACTTGCTCCACCGAGGTTTGTGTTATTGAAGCCAATGCGTCCGGAAGAGTCAATCCGCATCCGCTCAGTGGGGCTAGCGGCACCATCGGCGGTGGTGCTGAATACCAGCCGCCCTGGCATGTCGTTGGTGCCGGGGGTGCCGTCTACAGCCGATTCAATAAGGGCCGCAGTCACAGCAGATGTCCCGTCATAGCCAGACCAACGAAGCCTGCCCAACGTATTGCCGGTCAATACGACGGCGTTGTTATGCGTCTTCAGAAACTCAAGATTGGCAAAACGCGATCCTGAGTTGCTGTTGTGATGCAAGAGAACATGCGTGTTCTCCAGCGAAGATTGTGAGTAAACCTCTAGGCTCCCGCTACCGAGCGCTCCACTGGACGGGGTACTAGTCCCCACCAGCAGGCGGCCTGAAGAGTCGATGCGGGCGACTTCGCTGGTGCTGATTTTAGAAATAAAGGGCGCCGTTGCTGAAGCAGAAGTAAGCGTTGTGGTGCCCGCACTGTCAATCCGCATCCGCTCGGTGGGGCCGGCGGCGCCATCTGGTGACGTGGTAAAAACTAGGCGTGCAGGGATATCTGTAAGATCTCCTGCAGTGCCAGGCTCTCCATCAACTGCAGCCAAAATAGTTGCGGCGCTGCTAGACAGGTCTGTACCATTGTCTCCTACCCATCGGATCACTCCAAGAGTATCTCCGTTTTGAATGATCCCCCCAGGACTAGCATTGATGCCACTTCTGCTTTTGCCAAAAATAAATTCACTTGCGCCTGCGTCATTGCTATACCTAGCAATTGATATTGATGCACCGTTGCCTGTCGCCAAGTTACTTATTTGCAGGCCAGCATTTAGTGCACTTGTTGCTACACTTGTACTTGTACCCACCAGCAACCTGCCGAGGCTGTCGATGCGGGCACGTTCGGCGTTGTTTGTGCCAAATCGCAACGCACCAGCTTCTTGGTTTAATAGAAAAAAATCTCCGCCTGTTCCAGTATGCTGAATATAAGCAAATCGAGTAGTACCAGCGACGTTTGTTAGGTTAAATAATGGTGCGGCGGCTTGGATTCCTGACGTACCAACAACTGTAAGGTTGCTGTACTGTGTTGTGGGAGTTGCACCAATTAGTGCATTGCCATTGACTTGCAGCAGTTGGCTAGGGCTAGTAGTGCCAATCCCCACGCGCCCTGTCTGGGAAATTCTTACTCTTTCATCAAGAGAGCTGCCACTATCGGGACTTGTCTTAAATACAAGATCGGATGACTGTCCGGTGCTATTCGCCGCAATAGTTTCTATCGAGGAATGTATTCTAGCGCCGCCGGCAGTTGCATCCGCGCTATAGAAGGACAATCTTCCCCACGGATCTGTAGTGGACCATGTAGCAGCACTCGTGGATGTCCTAATCCGTATCTCTGTGGGAGTTGGAGGATTTGCTCCGGTTGCACTGGATACTTCAAGCAACGCCTGAGGGCTACTAGTCCCCAGACCTAAGCGGCCACTTGAGTCCAGGCGCAGGCGCTCCGTGGGGCTGGCGGCACCATCTGCAGTGGTGGAGAAGACAAGGCGGCCAGGCATGTCGTTGGTGCCGGGAGTGCCGTCTACTTCGCCACGAATAGTTGCATTTGTTATGTAAGCCGCTCCGTCGTACCCCCTGAACTGCAGTGCCCCTGTAAAGTCCCCGTCATTAACAATAGTTGGGGCGCCTGAAGTGCCCCGTGATTTTCTAAAAGAAGCGTTTGGACCGCCAGCAACCGACTCGTTGCGGTCCATAAATAAATTGTCAACACTATTTCCAATATGAACAAGTGCAGCGCCGCTAGATAGCCCCACCAGCAGGCGGCCTGAGGAGTCGATGCGGGCGCGTTCGGTGGCATCGCTTTCAAAAACTAATGCAGAGCCTGTTCCACGCGCACTTACCAATCCTCCCGTCGCATTGGCAGTTAATTCAAGGGCTTTTCCATTACTGTTGCTAAATACTCTAACTGTTGCAACTGAATCTCTTTGAATAAGTAATCCTGAGCCTGTTCCAAAGGTAAAAGTTGTTGCCCCAATACCCACGTTTCCGGCGCTGTCAATCCGCATCCGCTCAGTGGGGCTGGCTGCGCCGTCTGCTGTGGTGCTAAAAATCAGCCTGCCTGGCATGTCGTTGGCGCCAGGGGTGCCGTCCACGAAGGCAGAAATTGAGCCGGCAAGAGACTCTAGGTCAGTTCCGTCTGCACCTGCAAATCTAATTTGTCCAATTAAATCATCTGCTAAAAGAATGCCAGATGTAGTTGCCCTTCCATGTCCCAATGCAATAACAGCACCCCAAGTTGCGCTGTTTACGGCGCTATAAATTGATGCACTAAGATTGCCTGTAGTTCCTGCAGTGGCTTGAAAAACAGCTTGAGACGTTGAGCCAACGGCAACGCCTGCACTTGCCCCCACCAACAGGCGGCCGGAGCTGTCGATCCGTAGTTTTTCAGTAGAAGAGTTATCGGTTGCAGTTTCAAAAGCTAAATAACTATCGTTATTTGTAGTTGCAGTTGTATAAGTACCGTCTTTACCAAAAACAATAGCGCCTGCAGAAGCATCAGACGTGCCGTTGTTATAGTCAAAAATACCTTCAACCTTAATATTTTGCGTAGTAACACCAGCTGAAACAGCTCGATTTTCTACCCGAATAATAGTATTAGGACCAGAGGCAGCATCGGCCCTGACGGTTAAACGACTTGTTGGATCTGTGGTGCCAACACCTAAATCACCAGCGCTGTCAATACGAATACGCTCAGAGCCGCCCGTGCTAATAGCAACGGTATCTCCAGCGGGGGACCAGAATCCAGTATTGCTGTCGCTAGAAAAACTAATTGAGGGGGCGCCAGATGTACCTGGGGCAAACACACCGGAAGTTACGCTTAAAACGCCGCCCGTAATGGTGGTGAATTGACCAGCTCCACCCGTAACCGTTGCACCACTTACGGTGGTACCGCGAACCACATTGCCGGAAATAGTGCCGGTCGCAGTTAAATTACCAGAGATTGATTGGACAAGACCAGAGACTCCAATGGTTTGATCAATGCCCGAGTTGGTAAAAACAATATTGTCAACCTTAATAGTTCCGTATGGCATGGCAATCTTTTTTTCTTATTTTACTTTAACTAAGCGATTAATCTTAAGGAAGGATAATTAGCGGGCCTTGGATAACAAATCCACTTGTGCTGCCAGACACAACGCCTGAACAAACAATAGCTGGAGTTGCTCCAGAGGGGGTTGTGATGTTTAAAGTGCTGCCTGTGATATTGGTAAAACGTCCAGAATTACCCGTAACTGTATTGAAATTTCCATCCGTTCCGGTAACGGTTACAAAGATTCCGCTTACAGCATTTACGGAAGTGAAGTTAACCGTTCCACCGGTAATGGTTGTAAATACTCCACTTGTACCAGTAACTGTGGTAAATACACCACTGGTTCCAGTAATTGTTTCGCCGCTGACTGTTCCAGTGACACTAATCCCAGAGCTGAAATAACCAGATCCAAGGGTAAATGTATTACCTGAAAAGGTAAGGTTTCCGCCAAACGCTTGGTTTACTGCCGTTAAGAACTGAAAGACACCACTGGTTGCAGTAATTGTATTACCAGTAACCAAGGTGCCTGATAATTGAGTTGTAAATACACCTGACGTAAAATTAGCCGTTGTTCCTGTAACAGTTACACCAGTAACGGTTGTGAAACCAGCAGTGTTTCCCGTAAGGGTGCTAAAGCGTCCCGTGTTTCCGGTAACAGTCGCTCCGCTGACAGTGGTAGTGAATGTCCCACTAACGCCCGTAATGTTTGAAAAGTTAGCCGTCTGTCCAGTTATGGACGTACCTGAGAGCTGAGTTGTAAATACACCTGAAACAAAATTAGCCGTGGTCCCCGTAACAGTTACGCCCGTAACGGTGGTAAATCCAGCAGTAGCTCCAGTAAGTGTTGTGAACTGAGCCGTATTTCCAGTTATTAATAAACCGGAGAGTTGTGTGGTAAACGTTCCGGATACAAAATTAGCCGTGGTCCCGGTAACAGTAATACCCGTAACAGTGGTAAAACCTGCCGAAACACCAGTCAAATTTGTAAATTGACCCGTGTTGCCAGTGACGGTAGCACCGGAAACAACAGTCGTAAATACTCCTGTGACACCAGTAATGCTTGTAAATCTACCGGTGTTTCCAGTAATGACAGCACCAGAAAGTTGTGATGTAAATACACCGCTAACACCTGTTACAGAAGTAAAGTTTGCGGTACTTCCAGTGACAGCTGTAAATTGGCCCGTATTACCGGTTACTGTCGTTCCAGATAAGGTGCCGGTAAAAACTCCGGTTGCACCTGTAATGGTTGTGAAGTTTCCAATATTTCCAGTAACGCTAGCGCCGGATAACGTAGAGGTAAATGTACCCGCAACTCCGGTTAAATTTGTAAATTGCCCTGTATTACCAGTGATTGTGGCGCCTGATAACTGGGACGTGAACGTACCACTTACACCGGTAATATTGGTAAAACGTCCGGTATTACCAGTAACAACAGGAGAAAAGACCTGCGAGTTAAAGATGCCCGTTTCGGCGTGAACTTGAACGCCAGTAATTGTTTGGCCACTAATAGTGCCAAGTGCTTGAAGGTTGGTCTGAACGATTACCGAGTTAAACGTTGCAACACTGGTGCCTGTAATAGTTGTTACAGAGGTGGCACCAGTGACTTGTAAGTTGCCGTTTACTACAACGTCACCGGTTAATATGCCGCCGGTAACAGGAATATACTTAGTTCTTAAATAAGAATTAAAACCGGAAATTGTAAGTTTTTTGTTCTTGAGAGTAGGGTCAACTTCAAATACGTGAACAATCGTCAGCAGATCTTGATCCGCAATATCTGCTCCGAGCAATTCGGGCAGTTCAGATATTCTCCTATTAGCCACCTACTCAATCACAAAAGGCCTTAAATTGAATTATAATCGCAATGTGTCCAAGCTATTTCAGCTTGATTTCAATGCGCGGAACAAGGTTAGTTGCAAGGCTCCAACCTGCTTGAAGACCTGTAACAATCCCGCAGGAAATCACAAATACAACTAAAAGTTCTGCGACTGTCAAATTACGCCGCACATAAACAACCCTTGGTGGAACCTGAGAAGGGACTGGGACTTGTGCTTGGTTTTGTTCCAGGGTCATGCGGATGGCTGCCTCCCTGGCACGAGCCTTCAATTGTTCCAGTTGTTGCGGCGTGATGTTCGGGGGCAGTGTCAGTTGCTGTCCTTCTAAGTTTTCCAGGGGAGAAGGAACGTTACTGGGCGGAATTTGATTTTCCATTTAACCGTGCAAAATCTTTTCCCATACCTTAGCATCTAAACAAAAAGTGTCGACGTATGGCTTACGGAATCCGAAAAGGATTGGAAGATGTAGCTCATGAGCTGAAGGGAATTAAAAATATCCTTTCTTCTATTTGGCGTAACACTGCTCAAAATGCGCCAGATGCCTCTCTTCATCCTGACGCATTTGCTGACGAGTATATTTCCACGGAAGAATGTGCGACTCGCCTTGGGATAAGCGACCAAACAATTCGGAACTGGATCAGCGTTGGCAAAAAGAACCCAGAGAAGGGATGGGTGGAGGGTCTGCATTACGTCAATATCAGTCCTTGTTCAGTTCGAAAAGCAATTATCCGTATTCCGTGGAATACACTGGTTCAAGAATTTGTAAAAAATCGGAAGCTGGAAAAACGAGACTTTGAAGTGTCCAAGCCTTTCTATGTTTCATCCGATAGGGGGCGGTCGGAACATGCCTAGTCGTTTCCATGGTTTAGACATCACACTTGTCACTGTTGATAACCACGAAGAGTTGTTGCCTGAATCCTTGATTCGACAGGTGCAGTCCTTCCTTCCACCCGAAGGTTCTTTTGATGATTTGGTATTACGCCGGTACCTGGAAAACTTAAGAAATTATGAAGAAGAAGACCCCCATTCTTCAATGACTCTTGCCAATCGACTGCGGATTGCTTTTAGAGATATGCGTCCTGAAACAATTTGTGGTCGATTCCCCCAAGCTGAACTTCCTCTGAAGAGACGATTGCGTTGCGTTGCAGAGTATTTGATACGCGCCGGAGAATTTGACAAACTTCGTGATGAAAAAGGAAAGCTTGTCAAAAAGCGTGGAAATCTTGGTAAGCTTGTTGTTATCTACAAGCCTTTACCTAAGATGCTAGAGGCTTTAATTAAACAAAAGTTGGTTGAGCCATGAGCAGACGTGAGAAGCTGATCGCCAAGACTCTTGGTCCCGATGCAGATGAGATGAAAGCAAAGATGCTTGATGCTGTGGTTCGCCTTACGCTTGGCGACATGGGCAAGCAGTATTGCCAATTTTGGGATCTGAGGGGGCCCGGTGTGATGGTCTTCCAACCAGAAAACGGAAATAACTCAATGGCTTACTGGACACTTGAAGATTTGTATGCAGCGCAGCAAGAGTGTGAATCTGCGAGTGATGGTGACACAGCCGAAAGCTTCCGTCGCATCTTAGAAGCCGCACAAAAAATTAATCCCCTGGAAGCTGCTGGTTACATTATTAAAGACAGCGAAGGATTTAGGTACTGCCAAGTTGATTACAACAAGAAGGCAGAGGAATAATGGCTATTCCAAGCATTTATAGCCGTAAAGAAGACTTAGAACTGATCACCAATAAGGACTTGGTTGCCGCTGCGCACGGTTTACTTGGGGGCATTGAACTTGATGTTGCCAGTTCCAAGGTTGCAAATACGTTTGTTCAAGCTGAAAAATTTTACACTCCCCTGGACGATGGATTAAACGCACAGGAGTGGTACGGACGTGTGTATTTGTTTCCTCCAAGTGGGGCCTACTTTTGGGACAAGAAAAGCGACAAGTGGAAGATGACGCGGTCTTCGTCACCTTCTTTGGTTTCTTCTCATGCGGTGTGGTTTCGTAAGTTGTTTAAGTTTTGGTTTAACCGCCAGGTAGACCAGGGCCTTTACTTTACGAATTGCCCTGACATGATCCGGTACGAACAGCAAATCTTTGATTTTCCTGTATGTATCTTGCGCACTGCCCCAAACCTGATAAAAAACACAAGTCAGGGAATCGGCAAACATAAGACCTGCACCTCGTTATTGGTGTATCTTCCTCCGATGAAAAATACTGAGGGAGCCATTCAAAACTTTGTTGACATTTATTCAGAAAAAGGCCGAGTCCTTTGCTGATTTGGTATATTGAACTGGATTCAGTGAAATTATGAGCCTTCTTGCTGACTGGGAAATTAAAGAACTCGCGGAAAACGAAGAGATGATCTCGCCTTTCCAGGGGGCTTTGGTCAGTAAAGAAGATGGCAGGCGCATCCTGAGCTATGGGCTTAGCTCATATGGGTACGACATTCGTTTGTCGCCTAAAGAATGTTTAATCTTTGGTCGTATCCAGGCCGGTGACTGTGATCCAAAAGATTTTGACCCTTCGATCCTGACTCCGGCTGAGCTTCACGAAGACGAAAAGGGTCAGTATTTCATCCTTCCTCCCTACGGCTATTGTCTGGGTGTGGCCCAGGAGCGACTTAAACTTCCCCGTGACGTGAGCGTGGTTGCTGTTGGCAAGTCAACTTACGCTCGTTCAGGAATCCTCGTGAACATCACGCCCGCCGAAAGCATGTGGGAAGGTTACCTGACGTTGGAAATCAGTAACTGTACTGGTTTATTCAATCGCATCTACGCGAACGAAGGTATTACTCAACTTCTTTTCTACCGAGGTAATCCCTGCGAAGTGTCCTACCAGGACCGTAAAGGTAAATATCAAAACCAAAAGAAAGAAATTGTTTTCTCCAAAGCATGAATACCGTAACTTCCCAAGATATTGAACAACGCCTAGACATTTTGAATGTCTTAATTCGTTCTGTAATTCATTTAGAAAATGCAGAGCTTTCTAAAAACCTGTCTAATTACAGGTCTGACAATGTTCAATGGGTTCTCAATATGATTGCAGAAGTTTTTGATCAACTTCAAGATTCTTTGGACCTTGAATATTACAGTCAACAAGAATATTAAACAAAGGGTCGCCCAAAGTTTGGCAACGGTTTGTTTGCATAATTTGTTGAGCCTACGGTGCCAAACTCATCTCCCATGCTTGGGAGGTTTGTTCCATCCAGCACCGCTTCATTACGTGGAGTTCTTCCACGAATAGTTGGTTCGTCTATCTGAGCTTTTTGTTTAAACTTTCCAGCGGATTTTGCCGCTGCAAAGAACTTTGCTTTACGCAGCTGATCGTCATTTACAGACTCTGTTGCACCCCTGGATTTTTCTTCTACACGCCTAAGGTCTGTGTCATACGCCTGGGCCGGATTCAAGTCCGAAAGTTCGGCCCCTGAAGTACCAGAGAGCTGCCGAGGATCGTATGTAGAGCGGTACAAATCTGCCATGATAATATTGTAAATGAGATAATACAAGTCCAGATATTATGCATGGCGATGCACTGGGGTTTTTAGATAGTTTTGTACAAGATGAAGTTAAGTGTCGTTGCTTAACTGAAGAAATGTTTGGCGCTCCGCTGGACAACGAAGAAAATGATGTACCATTGTACGATCAGTACAATCGTGGACTCGTCGCATGTCAGCAAGATCGTCCCAGGAAGAATCTGGAACTCGAGGGCGCACGGCCCGGAATGACGGGTTACATTCCGTCGATGGAACAGGGGATGGAAATGGGGGCATCACCCCGTCCCAAAGCATTAGTGCTGGCCCTGGCGGGACCCAAGGAGGAGATGCTGGAGCAGTCACGCAAGCGTCGTGGTTTAAGCCGGTAGAAGAAGACGGTTGCAAAGATGGTGTTTGCCCGGTTCCCTGGCTAACTACCCCTGCCGCCCCACAACTTCAACCTGATCTTGTTAATCATCCGCCTCATTATCTTGATGGCGGAATTGAATGCATTGAAGCGATTGAAGCCCAGCTTACGGCTGAAGAATATCGCGGTTATCTCAAGGGCAACTGCGTTAAATATCTGTGGCGTGAACGCCTTAAGGGCGGTACCGAGTCGTTGCAAAAAGCTCAGTGGTACCTTGAGCGCTTAGTTGCTTTCGACGAAGGAATCTAGAAGGGTTGATATTCTTCTTCGTCATTCTCCTCGTCGTCGCCCATACAGGCGGCGGCGAGTTCTGCTAATTCCAAGTCGGTAGGAACGTCAAAACTCAACTCGATATTTTCATCTGCCAAGATTTCGCGAACCGCCTGCCACTCCATTAACCGCTGGTAGTACAGGTTAAGGAGTGCGGCGTGGAGTTCTTCCCAGCACATTTCATTGGCTTGAAGCTCGGCTTTGCGCATGGAGAATTGAAGCTCTAAAGGAAGTTCAAATTCCCGAGGCTCAACTGAACGATCCATCGCATTCATCTTGCTTCACTCAATGTATTCTAAGTCTACACATTAAATAAAGAGTCAAGCTCTTCGCTGGGGTATTCAATCCACGGATTATCGTCAATGCGGTAATCGTTGGCAAATTCTGACAACACGTAAGGATTGATTTTTTCTTCCAAGACACGAATGGCTCGCACTTGATGAGGAGCAGCTGAATAATTCCTGAAGGCAGTCAGAAGAATTTCAGTTGACACCCAGGGGTTGGCGTCTACTTCCAGGAGAAAGAGATTTGATTCATCCCTGCGACGATCCAATAAACCACCAATGACTTTATGTTCCTCATTGAAGATCCAGCGGTTAATTTCCTGTGCGGCCATCGCCCAATCTTCGCAATCAACGGCATCAATGACTCCGCTGTAAAGAAAAGGCTCCCAGCCTACAGAGTGAACAAAAGAAATTAATGCTTGACGCATGGAGTCATCAAGCCCCATGTTGAGTTTTTGAAGTTGTGAGTCAATGACTTGAACTTCGTGAAACAAATATTCCAGTGCTTTTTCTTTTGTACAGCATTGTCCCCGCTTTACCGGAGAGCCGTCAGGGTAAAACTGAGTGCCAAATCCAATGGTGTAAGGTTCTCCACCAGTAAGCGGATCGGCGTACGCCTTTTCGTTAAAACCTTCATACTTACGAATGAGGTTAAGTGCGCAGCTGAAATCAGCCATGGGGATAACTATTGCTATCCCCAATATACACAAATTATGTAACAATCAGCCTTGGCCGCGCTTTAATTTACGTCCGTGGGAAGGTTTGGAGTTACGTCCGTTACCTTGCTTGGTAGCTTTGGGCTTGGATTCCAGGCGGATAGTGGTTGTTCCTTTGGGCTTTGCCATGAGATTGATTTGAAGGCCTCACCATTTTACGCGGTGCGACCACCATCTGGCGGACATTTTGTCTGGGTTGGGATCTTGGGCATTGTGGCGTGCGTAATAAGATCGCTTTCTCGCCTTATCCTTTGCCGTTTGAGGATTTTTACCAGCACCTTCTACGCCTTGCTGGCCAAAACGGATAATTTTTTCTTTGCCGTTGTCACATGCTTTAACAACGTGTGACTTGGTGGGGTGACCAGGGGTCTTCCTTGGTTTATTACAGGCCATCTTGTCTTTTGCCAATTTGGCAGCAGATGCAGCTTTTTTCCGTTTATCAGCCATCACAATCCTTTAAACATAGATGTAAACTCACCAAGAAAATCACTACCAGCTTTTGATTTGGTGTAACCTTCTTCGTCATCATCTAATCTTAAGCTGAAAAAATCAGAAGAACTACCGGTGGAGGAATTGACAGTCTCTCCTTCATCATCTGGGAAAAATCTTTCAATATTTCCCATGGCTTCAAAGGGGTCTGTCGTATTGAAATTTAAACCAGTTAATTCAAACGTTTCTCCTGTTCCTGCTTTTGTTAAAGCACTCATTTCGGATCTATCTAAATCAGGAAAAAAGTTTTCGTAAAACTCATCTTCTGTTCCTTTGTATCCAGCAGATTGAAATGTTTTATAGAGTTCGGTTTCCGCTTTGGCTGTTCCAGTGTAATCTTCTGCTCTTTCAATGTATGTGATGCCAAGCAGTTCCTGGGTAGGTCGTTTGCGCTTTTCGTTTAAGTATTTAATTTGTTCTCGAATTTGCTGGGCCGAACCTGTTTGAAGAGCTTCAATAACATAAGTACGCAAGCCATTAATATCGCCTTTGAATTCGCTAAGTCCATATTGATCTAACACTTCTTGCCACGTTCCTTTGTTGTTGGGATCCAGACCTTTTAACATCTCATCTGCAAACTCTTCTGGCTTAATAAATTGACCAAAGATAGTTCCTTGTTTTAAGACTTCTTCTTTTAAAGCGGGTAAAATGACATCATAAATTTGACTGCTTACTTTACTTGCATTCAAGATGTCATCTGCAGCGTCATAGCCTTTTCCTTGTCCTTTCACCTGAAAGTGCATTCGTGCAAAAGAATCTTTATTGTTTACATCTATTCCAAAACGATAAGCTTGTTGCGCCCAGTAGGGATCACCTCTTTTAGCCGCTTCCCAATCAGCGTTTACTTCTGCAGTTTGTGATAAATACCGATCTTCCCTTGCTCGATCTCCACTGGGATTGAAGTAAAAGTCAGAATTAAAATATCTAGGGTTTGTAGCTTTTATTTGATCAATGTATTGTCGAGCACGTAAATCGGCAACCAATGATGTTGCATCGAGTAAATCTTGTGTTTGAAATGGGTTTTTTTCTGATTGCCTAACATCTAAATATTCTACAAATTCATTCATTGAACGTGCAGTATTAAATCTGGGAATCAAATACTTATCAATAAAATCTCTTGCAAATTGTGCTTCAATTTTAATAGTTTGTTGCGCTTCTTCTTTTGTATAACCTAATTCAATTTCCTTATCGTATTTATTTTTTAAAGCGGTATCAAACCACTGTTGCCAATTGTATGTCGCTGAATTTCTAATACCAGTAATGTTTTGCAGACTTTTTTCCAGGGAGCTTTCTCCTTGGTCGCCAGAAACAAATGATAAGACTCCCCCTACTCCACTATCACCCAAAATTGAATCGGTTAAAGTTTTGTTGATATCTACAATCTCCTGGAAACCACCAAAACCACTCATAAAACTAAGGAACTGTTCATTTGCCTTAGCTTTTTTCATTTCCTCAATCGTGTCTTTTAACACGTTTTGAGTTAATGCACCAAATTTTTTAGTATCAATAAGTGCTTTTTCTCCTACAGCCGTATTTAAAGCATCCTCCAATTCAGTGACGCCTGCACCGGTATTTAAGTTGTAATTAAAACTGACTTGTTTGTCTTGCTCTCGATTAGATAAACGAAAAAGTGCTGCAAACTCATCTGGTTTATTTGTGTCTAAATAATATTGTTTTCCTAAAGAGGCCCAATATGCATCGCCACTTTTTGCTTTTTCCCATTCCGCAGAAACTTCTGGCACTGCAAGCAATCTTTGTGAAATGCTTTCAGTATTTATGCCCAACTGAAGGGTTCTTAATGCTTGTAAATCAGCATCTGTTGGTTTATTTTCTACATAGTTTTGTGCAGCAACAGTTGTTTCTGCTGCATTACCTCGCAAACCTGCAGGTCTTCCTTGTGATGTATAGTGCTGCAGATAATAGCCATTCTCGCCATATCTGGCAGTAATATCAAGATCATCATTATTAACAGCAGCTTGCCAGGCTTGTTGTACACCTGGATTTTGGGTTTTGTAGTAGTTTGGATCAAACGCTCCATATGGCGGTTGAGCGCCAAGAGCGGTGTCCCACTGCTGTAATTTCTCTGTTAGATAAAAAGTTTTAAAAGAATTTTCAAGTGCAGATTTAAGTTCAGGATTAATGTTACCAAGACTTCTTACGATCTCTCTTTGCGTAGTGTAATCACCTCCACGGGTTGATGTTGCTACTTGTAAAACTTTGTCGTAAGCAGCGTTGTTAGTTGTCGCAATATTATTTGAAGCTGTAATTGTATTGTTTTCTGCTTCTTTTTGAAAATAGGTAGTTCCAAGTGAATTAAGCGAACTAGCGGGTGCTGATTCAAGATACTGAACATGTTTTGCTTCCCAGTTTTGAGACTTATTTACACCTAAAGACCGAACATGATCAATTGCTCTTTGTTGCAATTCGGAATCTGAATAATAAGTTCTATTTCCACTTGCATCTAATTTATATGAAGGAATTGTTATAATCCAATTACCCTTCCAATCGCCATCCTTGACGATTCGAAACATAAAAGATTTTTGTCGATATGGATCAAGGTTTATTAAAGATTGAACAGCATCATAATTTAAATTCCATCCCGATCCCGGAGTATATGTTAATCCCATGTTAAATAGCCTCTTTTAAATGTTCTTTTTGGTATAAAAAAATATCTGCAACTTCTTGCATCATCCAGTTTTTTATTCTTTCCATTCTAACTTGACAAAAAAAATCTTGTTGAGAATACCAGGTTTCTATCGGAGTTGTTCCTTTGTTGCTGTTGCATCGTTGACAGGCCGGTATTAAGTTATTACGATTACTTGTTCCTGATTTAAATCGCGGCACAATGTGATCTAAACTGGTTGCCGGGGCATTGCAATATCCACATTTATAATCCCAATCTTTATAGATCTCTTCTCTAAAACGTTTCTTAGCCAGTTTTGGTGTTAGTTCAATCAGTAGAGCGAGCGGTTCATTAGCGCTGCTGAACATAGACCTAATGGCTGTTAACTAATTTTAAGAGTGGTCATCCAAAACAAACAGATTAAGTTTTGTTTAATCACGTTGACAGCTTCTTTGCGACCGATAACGTACTGATGTAAGCCAGTTTTAAACCATGGCAGCGACAAACGGATGGGTTTCTGTCCAGAAAGCAGAAGAGCTTCTGGGCATTGACCGCAAAATGCTTTTCAAGATGCGCGACAAAGGCTTCTTGAAGCTCGGCCCGCACTACGCAGCTTTCCCCGAGACTCGCTCTAGGGATGGATACCGTTGGAACGTTGCTGCTGTCAGGAAGCAACTGAGCAAAGTTCCTTCTGAACTGGTTGCTTCTTGATGGGTGCGTAAAATTTCTTTCTCATTCGATACGCTAAAACTAAATCAGTAAGATTTAAGCGTGACGAGGGAGAAGAAATGAACGAATACAAACAAGCAATCATTTTATCTAAGCAACCTTCAGTATTTGAGGGTTGCTTTTTCTTTAGTTGAAACAAAGAAACCCACTGAGGGTGCAGTGGGCGTACAGCTTTTTTCTTTGTGAAGACGTTAATTGTATTGTTTTCGTTCCAGGTGAATCCTTTTATTTCTTCTGGCTTTATGCCATAAGTCGAAATCATTCCATAAAGCCAAGCAGCTTTCTTGAAACGAGGTGTTGTTAATAGTTGAAAGTAATGATCAACAATCAGTTGATCCGCAGGAGGAGCATTGATGCTGTCCATAGCCTTACGGGGATCAGTGCCTACAGCTTATCAACGCACTGTGGCATCTAAATAAAAGCTTAATGAGTCTTATTGGACTCAATTTAAGTATAGATTAATTAATCTTCTGGCACAATGCCTTGTGCATAGGCGGCCCAGGCCAGCCCCACTGCTTCAATTGTAGATCGCTCAGTCGCTTCGTAAGGAAGATTGACTACATCCCCAGCGTGATAAGTAATGGGTACACCTTGATAGGAAATAGGACTAAAACCTGCTTGACGTGTTTCCAGCTGACGCTGGGAAAGAACAAACGTGCTCTCTACAACATCTCCGAATTTAATTTCGTCCATTGAATTCATTCCTCTTTTAATCAGGTTAATATAGGCAAACAGACAAAGCTAGGTATGAGTACCGAACAGGACCACGAATTTGAGCTGGCTTACTGGGGAGATTGCTGTAATACGATTGACGAAGAGCAAAAGCAATTAGTTTATTCACGCTTTTTAGGACTCAAAAGAAATCATTATTCTTTTGATGTTGAAAACAAATCTATTTTGGATATCGGTGGTGGACCCGTTTCTTTGTTGTTGAAAGCTATCAATCTAAAGAAAGGAAAAGTTGTTGATCCTTTGCCTTATCCCAAGTGGACCGTAGATCGTTACGCGTCAAAGAACATTGAATACTGGCAATTAAAGGGCGAAGAGATTGTTGAAACTGGTTGGGATGAAGTTTGGATTTACAACTGCCTTCAGCATGTAGAAAACCCTGCATTAATTATCGACAATGCTTTAAAGGCTGGAAAGGTACTCCGTATTTTCGAATGGATTGACATTCCGCCCCATCCAGGTCACCCGCATGAACTTACGCAATTTAATTTGGATTATTGGTTAAGTACCAAAGGAGACGTGGTTACTTTGGCTGAGGGCGGATGCTACGGTCGGGCATATTACGCAGTTCGTACCAGCCCTTACGCCATAGATCATTAAGCTGTTGGAACGCCTTGTCGTACTTGATTCCACAAGCTTCTAACGAATAACGTTGCTTGGCAATTTTTGCGATTTGACGGCGGTCTAGATCTTCAACATCTTCAATAGCATCTAGCCAATCTTGCAGAGTATGGCAACGAAATCCAGTGACACCCGAAACAACTGTCTCCGCAAAGGCACCATAATCAACAGCGATAAGTGGGGTACCGCACAGCATTGCTTCAACGCCACTGCCGCCAAACGGTTCAGTGAATACCGTTGGCATCAATGCTGCACGGGCATTGGCTAGAAACTCTGACCGTTCACGTCCTGAAATTGGACCACGATACTCAATGTTTGGGTGCTTCCAGGGGGATGCGTCACCCTGTCCGTGAAGAATGATTGGCCAAGGACTGTGGTTGGCAATTTCTTTAATTGTATCTAACCCTTTGGGTGAACAAATGCGTCCTAAGAATGCTAAATATTCTCCGTGTTTGTATTTTGGTTTCCAATCATCAGTATCAAAATAATTGGGAATAACCCATTCATAATTTTTTCCTGCACGATTTTCTTTGCCTTGATGGTAATGCATCCAGGCATAAGATTCAAAAATTCGAAAACTATTTGGCATCAAAGTTGGATACCCAATTCCTGTCTCAACATGTTGATGAGAAGGAAAGATGTCCATTAATCCTTGATGTGCATGCCCAAAAGGGTGGCAAATAATGTCTTCTTTTTCCAGGTGTTCTTTTAAATGGGGAATTAATTTCTTTTCAAAGAGTTGATGCCCTTCGCTACCAACTGTTGCATCGTCACCATAGAAATCAGTGTTTTTTCTCTTTCCGTATATTGAGTCAAACTCTTCTTCCGTAAGAATAGGGATATGTTTTGTTGCATTTGCTTCACTTCCTTCATTTGAGTATTCAATTACTTCGTAGCCTTGGCCTTGCATCATCTTGGGAAAGCGCAAAGCTTTTCCAGTAAAGGCACAGTGGGAATATGCAGCGGTTGATTTTGTGTGAAACAACCCAATCAAATGAAGGCGCATTTCAGATTTGTTTTTTTAAACTCTAGCTGATGATTGAGACGCCGTCGCTTTTTAGCTCTAAAGTCCAGCTTCTAGAAGCCGCTGATGTGTTTACTGTTACGTTTGTGGCAGACCAACTTGTAACACCAGTATTTGTATCGTGTCCTGCAGACTCTGGACCGGCACCAATAAATGCTCTGTTCGTCATGCCCGCCGGTGCTAATTCAACGTTCGTAGCAGTACGATGACCAGCAAAACCAGCAACAATACTTCGTCCGTTTGTGTTCTGCATGCTTAATGCAGGATAGGTAATTGTTGTTGAAGCTGCTTGGCTGCTACCAGCAAAAGCGCCTATATTTGAACATCCTCTATAAACGTGTGCAACTAAGTGCGTTGCGTTTGTCCAGGTATTAGATGGAGTGTTTCCGCTGGTTACAAATTTGTAAGCAAGTCTAGATGAGTTTGTGTTACCCCCAGTAGCTCCTATGCCAGACCATGTAGCTGGAAGTGTAGGTGCAGTGTTGCTACCGTTTCTATACGCAAACATAACAATAATATCTCCGGACACGTGAGCTGGAAGTGTCATTGTTGTAGCAGCAACACCACTTGCTCCAATAAATTCAATGGCCATATCAGAAAATTAACGTGACATTAAAAGTAGTTGTGGGACCAGATGATGCCGTAGTTGTTAACCATACAAAGTTTCCGCTTGCAACTGTTGCGTTGTTAAAAGTGGTTGTATGAACACCTGTTGTTGTGTTGTTAGCTGTCATGCCTCCAGTTACAACTTCTGTTCCTGCAGCGGAAAAATTACTACCGTATCTAATTGAAAAGCTAACACTAGGAGATGTTCCAGCAACAATGGAGCATATTTTTGTGAATGTAATTGACTCTGTATTAAAGAACAGAGGTAGTTTTTCTGCTGCACCTGGGTTGATAATTGTAATGGATTTAGGAGCAGCGGAACCCTGGGGACCTGTAACACCCGTGGCGCCTGTGGCACCTGTGATGCCAACACCGGTTGCACCTGTAACGCCTGTGGCGCCCGTAACTCCGTCAACACCAGCAACACCTGTAGCACCGGTAGCTCCAGTCACTCCAACGCCAGTAGCTCCCGTAGCACCGGTAACTCCATCAATACCAGCTACGCCAGTGGCGCCGGTAGCACCGCTAACGCCAACTACGCCAGTGGCACCAGTAACTCCAATACCGGTTGCTCCAGTGACTCCGGTGGCTCCGGTAACACCAACGACTCCGGTGGCCCCCGTGACTCCAACTCCTGTGGCGCCTGTAACGCCTGTAGCACCGGTGATGCCGACGCCAGTAGCTCCCGTTGCACCAGTTATACCTACACCCGTAGCTCCTGTAGCACCATCAACCCCACTTACACCTGTCGCACCAGTTACCCCGGCACCCGTAGCTCCAGTTACACCTGTTGCGCCGGTAGCTCCACTGACGCCAATTACCCCCGTAGCACCAGTAATACCTATACCAGTGGCTCCAGTGGCTCCGCTGACGCCAATTACACCAGTTGCACCAGTAATACCGACGCCTGTTGCTCCTGTCGCACCTGTAACTCCAGCGACTCCAGTGGCACCTGTAATGCCTACTCCAGTAGCGCCCGTTGCACCCGTGATACCAATACCTGTTGCTCCCGTCGCACCCGTAATGCCTACTCCAGTAGCGCCCGTCGCACCGGTGATGCCGACGCCAGTAGCTCCTGTTGCACCGATAGCACCCGTGGCCCCACTGACTCCAATGACACCCGTAGCTCCTGTGGCACCAGTTGTTCCTGCTCCCGTAGCGCCAGTCGCACCTGTGATACCAACTCCAGTGGCACCTGTAGCACCCGTGACACCTACGCCTGTAGCGCCTGTCGCACCAGTTTCTCCAACGGCTCCAGCGGCAATTGCTGTTTGTACATAAGAAGCGGTTGTTGGGCCGTCATGCACAAAGTGAACTTCAACATTTCCGGAATACGTTGTTTTTGCATATGCTTTAACAACGATCCGATCTGTTACTAAAACGTTTTGAGGGGTTGGAAGGGTATACGCAATGCTTTGAAAAGTTGCAACTGTGTCATTGATTTCATTTGTGGTGATATTAAATAATTCGGTTTCTGCATTGCCACTTAATGTATCTACTTTGTAAACCCGAAAAACAATCTCACTTACACCACTGGTTGTATCAACGTAACGATAAACATTAAACGTATAGTTTCCTGGAGGAAAAACTTCTAGGCCAGGATCACCAGATGGTGTTACGTGACCAACAATTAAAACTTCACCACTGGTGCTATCAACAGTGGCACTCATGTCATCAGTTGCCAAAGAAGAAGGAAAATCTGCGATTAATTCTTCGTAAGGACTAATGTCACTTGTCGTGGAGTGAAACCAATATGTACGACCTGCTGCGGACACACCTGCTGGGCCAGTAGCACCTGTTGCCCCAGAAACGCCAGCCCCTGTAGCACCAGTAGCTCCCAACGCGCCTGTCGCTCCTTGCACCCCGGTAGCTCCCGTAACACCGGCACCAGTGGCCCCCGTGGCACCGCTCACGCCACTTACACCTGTAGCTCCTGTAACTCCCGCACCTGTGGCACCTGTAGCCCCTGTGACGCCGGTAATACCAACACCAGTTGCTCCAGTTACCCCAGCCACCCCTGTAGCACCAGTGACACCAACGCCAGTGGCACCCGTAGCCCCTGTAGCACCTGTGATGCCAATACCAGTAGCTCCAGTGGTTCCTACGCCGGTAGCTCCTTGAGGGCCAGTGGCACCTGTTATTCCAACCCCAGTTGGACCAGTGGCACCAGTAGTGCCAACACCTGTTGCTCCTGTCGCACCCGTAATACCAATACCGGTTGCACCTGTAGCTCCACCAGGACTTCCAGCTGGGCCGGTAGCCCCGATCATGTTATAGACCTTGGAAAGCCCTGTCTCGTCGTAAACGAACCATTCACCCTCTTGAGTGAAAACCAACTCTTCGTTATTTTCTAACGCACCATTCCAAAGTGTATTGGTTAATGAACCGTCAAAATGATTGACCGTAAGCGTCCTGGTCCCACCAGTTTCATTTCGAGCGCTAATATTTCGTACGTTTCTTTGAGTATTTGCGGCTGGCGCAGTAACAATAACAGAAGAACCAGAGGTCGTAATTTGTGTGTTTAATCTTCCAGGGGTAACAACACCCGAGAGATTATCTGCATACGAAACATGAACTTCAACCAGACCTGAAGCACTGGTAACTAGCTGTACTTGGTCTGAGACTGAAGTTAGGAGCAGCATTTGTTTTTATTCTTTTCCGCTTTATGTATTTTAACTTAACAACTAGGCAGAAGGTCTTTGCCCCAGCGAAGGAGTGTATGGTGTTCCATCTTTGTCGTACATGATAAAACCTTGCATGCGAACAAAGCTTGATGGAATATTAAACAATTTTTGCATCATCGGCATCATCATGGGCGACTGACAGTTGTATGGAGGTACGTCCATATATGCCAAGGCATTCTGAGTAAGTTTAATTCTTCCGTCAACTCGTTTTTCTTCGGTATCACGTACAAGTTTCTGCTCCCATTCGGCCATGCTGTCTTGGGCCACAGGGAAGTCAGAGGGCTCTGGAGGGAAGACTCCCTCTTTAAACTTCATGGCATAGATATGTTTGCAATAACGTGTTTCGTCTAGCAAAGGTGTCCAATAATCAGTTAAAGACGTAATTACATTTCCAGTGGATGCATAATCGCCATACTCGGGTATACCGTCTGCACTCGATCCCGGCAAAGATGGATCTGCCGTACCCCGTAAATAAGTCGAACCAAAGTCTCTAAACACACCTGGATTATCTCTGGTAGCCCCTTGTTTTGTTGTTGAATTAGGTGTAATTGAAGGGGGTAAATTATATTCTGGTGCAGGTGAAATAACAGCCATATTGCGATTTGTTGTCGCAGATGTCATTGCGCTGTTATCGATGAGACCTGAACGATCTTTCATTTCTTCGTAGCGTCCGGGCTTCACAGATGCGATGTTTGAACGCGGAAAATAACGATTTTTTCTGCTGTTTAAATTAGTCATGAACGCGTAATCGCGTCGGTTGAAATCTTGACACGAACAGCAATAACGTGTTCCTGTCATAAAGAAACGACCAACTGAAGGCGGCCTGGTTGCAGGTGTAATAAAGGTGCGATCAGGTGTTGATTCAACAGATCCTCTTTTACGCAGCTTTAAAACACCTGTGAATGGATTGGTGTCCGCAAGAACGGCCTGTACATATCCATAGCGTTTTTGAGTTGTCGGATCAATTGAATCCCTGGTAATAGGAACACCACCCTTGGTAATGATTCGATCTTCCAGAATTTCGCCATTAATTGCCTTCAGTCCACCAGGGATGCCGGGGATAGGAACATAGAGCGGAGGGGGCAAGGGATTAGATGGACTCCAATTTCCACCAATTTTTACATACCAAAAATCATCATCTTCAGTAACAGATTCAATATATGCAGGTGCAGATGCTACTTCAAATTCATTATCAAAAAATAAACCGACGTTCTCATAATCTTCCATATGAGCGTCTAACCAGTACCTGTTCGTTGAGCCTTTAGCAAATTGAATATTGTCCATGCGCAGGCTGCCCGCAACACGAACCCCGGCCCAGTGCATGCCAAACTCTTTGCTGCTTGTTGGGAACCCTTTAAAAACACCTGGAATAGTAGGCAGGTTTCCGGTGATGGGCGTTACGCCCGGCGGTAATGGAATGTTGTAAGTAAAAGAATATTCGTATTCGTTGTCATATGACGAAGCGGTGGCTAACTCGTAACCTCTTCTCCAGCGGGACCAAGCAGATTCGCGGTCAATTGTATAGATCGAATCAGGGACGCTTCCCTTGGAAAACTCCGTGGTAATTGGCACAACACCCTTAGGCGCACTAATTGTTGTTGCGCCAAAATTTCCAAACGTGTTTCCACGCTTTGCTGCCATGGTTTAGAAGAAACCGCCCTGAGCAATTACGTGGGCACCAGGGGCATATCCAGCAGCGTTAGGAGCATCCGGGAAAACACCCACATAAATACGATCGCCTCGCTCCAGGTAAATACCTTTATTGCGAAGGGGTGCAGTCTCACCAAGGCCAGTGGTATTACCTGCTTGCACAATTGGTGCTGCCAGTTGAGGCATTAAATCGCTGCAGTCAACTGTCTGGACATTTGCACCAACAGTCTTTGCAAACACAATGCGGTAGTCACCAGAACCAGGGATGGGCGTGGTGGTGTTACGAGTGTGATAGAAAACAAAAGTTACCGCAGGCTGGTTGCCATAACCAATGCCGTTAAAGACAAAACCACTGGCAATACCACCAGAATAATGTAAAGCCGTGTTAATGCCCGCAAGAGCAGAAGATCCAGTATACGTGTAGTACCCGACACCGCTAGCTGCTCCCGAACCTGTTAAAACGCCTGTCGATTGAACATTAACAATCTGACCGCTAATGATAGAAATAGCAGTGCCAGAAGTTGCTGCATTCACCGTATAGTCTGCATCACGGTAAAAGTCGTTACGAGTAATCGTAATGGAATCAACGACACCACCATTATTGTTGTCATCACTCAAGGTTGCGTCCATGTCAACCAAGATGGACGGCGCTTGGCCACCTTGAACAAACAAGGTGTTGGTGGTAGCGCTACCAACGGTTTGCGTCGTAACACGCACAACGTCAAACAACGGGCGGTCTGTAAAAACAGGTTGCTTATTGGTAGAAGTCGATGCCATTTACAAATCCCCTTTTAGCCCTTATTAGGACCTTCTTTCAATACTGACATTCTAATGGAACGAATTTAAATTAAAACATTGACGAAAGCCCGTAGGCCTGATTGAAGCCTACAGGAACTTTCATCTTGCTTTCGGCTAGTTTGTCGGGATTTTGATACAAAGATAAAAATCTTTGGAAGTTATCGCCGGGAGATTGTTCGGCAGACTCAAAGGCGCTTAACCGATCAAAAATACGTCCGATTAAACTCCTTTTGTTCTCACCTGAGAGATTTCCCAGGCTTCCAGGGAGAGAAGTGAAGGCTGTATAGCGACTTCCCCCAAGGAGGCTTGAGGCCTCCCCTGGGGTGTAATCGTCAACGTAATCGGACCTATTTCTGAGGGATGCCATTAGACAAACATGTTTAAATAGTCATCAGGTAATGGCATCATCGAATTAGAGAAAGAGACCAATTCGTCAGGAGATGCCAAGCTACTTCTTTGTTGTAATATGGCGGGAATTCGAGATTTAATCAGTTGTTCAATAAGCTCTTGAGCTAAGGAATTTCCTTTAGCTGCTTTTTGTTGAGATGGGGTGGGGGCCGGAGCGGTAGTTGCAGGTGTAGGCCCTGAAGTTGATTGGTAAACCTTTTGTAATTCTGATAAAGATTTTACTGGTTGACCATAGTAACTACGACCTGACTCCGTAGGAAACGAGGCCCATTCGGGAGAAAGTTTGGCAGCAACCCTGGAACTTAGACCCTCTTTTTGAAGAACAGATAAACCACCAATAGGCATTAAACGATTTCTTGCCAATGACAGAGCGGCAATATCTTGCTCTTCAGGTCCAAAGCCAGACAAACCTAGGCGAGACGCTTGTGATTGCCAGGTTCCTGGGAGGAACTGGTAACGACCTGCTGCAGCGCTTGAGTAACCTCCGGGGCTGGAAATCACTTTGTCCGGGTGTGCCTTAAGGCTAGGCGCAAGTCCACCACCAAACATGACTCGATAAGAGTCGGTGGGATTAGAACGGCGAGTTCCTTCAGCAAAAGAAATAGTCTCCAGAAGTTTTTTACCTTCGGGACTGTTTCTAAATTGCTTTAAAAACTCTCTTTCGTTCATGGGCTTTGATGTTTTTACTTCTTCTTTTTTTGGCTCTTTCTCATGCTCCTACCCAATTTGACGCGGCCCTGAGTGCGGGAGTAAACACAGCTTGAAGTGCGAGAATCACACTAAGTTTGGCAACAAGGCGACGAAGAAAATTAGGGCAAAGAATCATTGGTTTAAAGCAACAACGCTGGCCTCCGTAGATCAAAAGATCTGTTATCCAGCAGGTGGACTTACCCACGAAGTGTGGTGCCAAGTAAACCTAGTTTAACAACTGGTTATTTTCGAGCTTGTGCCAGGGACTGAGCTTTAAGTTGCTCAATCATTTCAGGCGTGATTCCATACTTGACCGGATCATAACCGGTAACTCCCACGCGTGTGCCAAAATCACCTGTTTGATACGGAGCCTCACCAGGGGCAACCGGAATATCTGCAGGGTTAGTAATCGTCTGTGCAATCTGATTCGGAGACATGCCCGCCTGATAGCCAAAGGTTTTTTGCATCAAGGGATTAAAAGAACCAACCGCACCACCAGGTTGTCCCATGGGAGTGCCGCCATACTTTTGCTGCCAAATCTGCATGCCGATGTCACGAGCTGCGTTCATCTCCTCTTGAGTCTTGGCAGCACTACGTGCTTTTTCGTAACGCTGAAGTTCAGGATCTTGTGCGGTCAATTGGGCGACACGAGAAGCTTCTTGTTGATATGCACGATCTGCGGGCGAACCATCAGTGGCAAAAGAGCTTCCGGAGGTTGGTAAAGGAAGGGCTAAGGGACTGGGGGCGTTGGCAATACGCCCAGGAATCGGGGGTCCCATGGGAGAGCGGGCACCACCAAAGGCTGCATCACCCACAACTTCAGAGCCCAATAAACCGGCACGGGCAGCAGAAGAACCTGATTGCCAGCCATATCGAGAGCCTGTGTAGAACTTACCATCAGGACGTTGCTGTCCCTTGGATGGACCTGCGGCTGCACCAGCGGAGGACGACAGGCCAGGAGCAGTTAAACCACGCATCTGCTCTGGAGAAAAGCGCGGTTGTGCGTTTAAAATTCCGCCAAAAAAGCTTTTAACTGCACTTGCCGCAGGAGCCAAAGGTGCGTTGGGATCGCCATAGCGATATTCGCCCTCACTTGTTAAAAAGCGACGACCCTTACCAGGAACATTTACCCATTTTCCGTTAGCCATTAGCGCCAAACCTCATGTAAATAAAGACGGGATCCAACTGCGGTATCGGCAGGCCCAGGTAGTGCCTGGATAAATTCTGCACCAGAGCGTTCGTATCTATAACGAGCCTGGAATGGATCTTTGTAGTTGGGAACGTAAAGAATATTTGCCAGACGATTGGTTTCGTATAGGTAAATTTCGTCCCAAACTTTTAATGCTTCTTTGGCATTACTTGATCTAATTGTACGATCAACGTCCCCAGCAATACTTTCTAAACGAGTGGAAGGAGACGTTGCGACTTCTGTTTTCTTTTCAGCGGTATCACAACGGCCAAGTTGAATTACAATTTTGTCGTAAAAAAAGGAATCCGGAACTGTATTCATTGCTTCTTCCAGGCGAGCGTAATCACCCGCAGGAACCGACACAGTGAAATAGCCCAGGTGATACCTGACCCTACTCTTATCAAAGTCAGATAAATGCACTTTTGAATTCCCTCATTTTTTAATTATAAAAGCAGATAATCAACCGTAGATTCCAGCCTTGGCGGGATCCAGTAAAAATTCTTCGTATGGATTAGCACCCATCAAAGATGTGTAATTACCCAGAAAACTTTGACCCCTGTTAGCTAACTTTGCCTCAAGAACTTGTCCAATAATTTGTTGAGACAAAGAAGGTTTTTCTTTTTCTCCAAACAAGAGTTGAAGAAGTTTATTTGCCGAATCATCTGGATTCACCTGAGCACTTGTCTGTGGTGTCTGGGTGCCGGTACTTGCTACAGAAGTTGCTTTCCCTGGTTGCGTATGCAGAAACCTAAGCTCATACGGCTGGCCCTGCGCGTCTGTGGTCATCAAGCTCCCGTAACCCTTATTAGGTTGAAAAGAGCCTGACCCCTTGTATGTCAGTTGAGTCCCAGCACCCAAGCCAACGTCAATTCCTTCATGATAAGAAGAGGCTCCTGCAGTTGGAGCTGAGCGTGGACCAAAACCTGAAGTAAGTGGAAAATTCCATTTCCAATCATTACCTTGTTGTTGAACCAAGGGTTTCCTGTCTTGGCCAACTAAAACATTCTGCAGCAGACTCTTGGCTGATTTGGGGTCAATCTTTTTCCCTTTCTGTGCGCCAAACTGAGGGATTACGCGTAAATCCAGGTGGGCACCCGTTGTTGCAAAAATATCTTTGCTTGGATCAATAACTGAACCTAGTGGGATTAAGCCCGCCATATTACTTTTTATTTTTAATTTTAAGACTAAAAAACCCCCGGTTTCCCAGGGGCGTTTAGGAGATGAGTATCAAACACGGATTAAATCTGCTGCAATAACAGCTTCCCAATCAACCCTCTTGATTTGTTTTAACTGCTCTAGATTCGCGAATCTTTCACCCGACAGAGACATCTGTAAATCCTTCACTTCACGAGCGGTTTTTAAACCAATGCCCTTGATGTGATCGGCAATCATTTGAGCAGTTGCCGTATTAATGTTCAAGCGCGTTTCAGGAGGAAACGTGCGAGGCTCTTCTTTTGCTGCTTTATCTTTTACCTGGAGAGTTTGAACCTTTTTGGTTGCTTGCTCATCAGGAGTCAATTCGTTTTTGTAAGCGGTATAAAGGCGACCGTCCTGATCTTCGACCATGAACCAATCGCCGTTATCCCATTCGCTTACAATTTTGACGCGTGCGCCAGTTTTTTTGTGTTGATAAAGGAGCATGCTAAGACCAGAAGTTATCTGGTCTTAGTTTACCTCAATCAGCTAACAGTGCGACCAAGCAGATAGCCGTCGATGTCCTCGTAGCCAGGAGCTTCATCAGGCTGGATGTAGCACACTTCCACAACCAGGTAACCGGTGCGGCCTGCAGCTGCGTCAGCATCAGAGATGAACACACCGCCAGAAGCAACGGTACCGGTCACGGTATCGCGGGACAGCACGCTGTAGGTTGCAGCACCAGTCAGGGTCTTGTAGATGGTGTTTGCAGCGACACCAGCAGCACCAGTAGCGGTGATGAAGGGCGCAGCGCTCAGACCCTGGGAACCGCCAGCAAAGTAGACGAGGTCCACACCACCGGAAACGGTGGAGGTCAGGTTGGCTTGAGCAACAGCTTCGCCAACACCAGCATTGGAAACCAGGCCAGTTGCGAAGGTGATGGTGTTACCGGTGGAGGCATACACACCGGAGGCAACGCGACCGTCGCCCCAGCCGGAGGCAACCGAGATGGCTGCGCGATACACGTAAATGGGGGTGGTGGTGTTGCCACTCACAACCATGCCGGTGATATCGGTACGGGTGTCGTCGTTCCGGTAAGGGGAAGGAACGATCACGCTCATGGTCTGACCCTTGGTGGTTTGCTCACCAGAGGCCCAGGTCACGGGGACGTAACCACGCTGTTGGAAATAGCGGTAGCCAGGGGTAGCCAGCACCGAAGTGGGGCCGCCCTTGGAACCATCATTGGTGCCGCTGGAGTCGGTATCAATATTCTTGTACCAACCGTTCAGAGGCTCTGCCCAGTTACCGGGGTAGATTTTCTTAGAAGACAGATAAGTCATTTATTTCTCCGTTTTTATTTAAAATCAGATGTCGCCATCATCGGACACAAAGCTGAAGGCGGTGGTCACGAAGTCCTTGTTCAGAATCTCGAAGCCAGCGTACAGTTGCCAGATGAGGATGATGAAACGGCTGAAGTCATCGTTATTGTTAATGAGGACTTGAGCGTTCGGGCCGCCGATACCAACACCAATGGCCTGAGGACCAAAGAAGTAACCTTGGGCAACTTCTTGAGAAGAGTAGGTAGAAGCGTTGAAAGAAGCGTTAACGTTCTTGGTCGGGAAGTTGGTCGACTCGAAGAACTTAACACCTTCAAACTGGACGCCGGTCGGCATCACGGGCTCACCAGCCAGGAAATAGCCCTGACCAGCTTGAGGACCCATGTAGAAGCTGGCGTTGTTAGGCATCATGGGGTTGCCCATGTACATGCCTTGACCAGGGTTACCAGCGTAACGGGCAATCTCACGGAAGTCAGGATCACGACGCAGGTGCATCATGAAGGTGGGATCGCAGATGCAACGATACAGACCATCGGAATAGGTCGGCACGTTGCGCTTACGCAGGTCCTTAACAACGGTCAGCAGGTCGGTACGCACCTGGAACTGCTGAACTTGAGCGCCATACTCACCAGTGGTGTAAGAAACACGACCCTGGGAATCTTTGGTTTTACCACCAGCGAAGTAGTAACCGCCTTGAGTGGTGCTGGCGGCACCATTGGCTTCGGCTTTGGCCAGTTCGTCAATAAAGACGCGGTCACGCCACCGGCGATAGTCATCAAGCAGCGTCAGGCTGCCGATGGACTGGTGGAACATGTTGAGGTTACCGGTGTCCAGCAGAAGACGCTGAGCGGTAATCAGGGTTTCGCGAGCAATCTTGAAGGTGCTGGGCTGGGTCGGATCGCCCGGGTCCGCAGGACCGGTGTACTCCTTAAGCACCACCAGGACTTTCTCCTTGGTGATGTTACGGCTGTTAGCGGTACCGATCGTTTGGTCGGCAATACGCTCACGGCTGTCCTTGGTACCGGGGGTTCCCCAGAACTTGTAGCGATCAAGCTGAACGGTTTGACCGGGCTGACGGGTAAAGTCATGAACCACCACGGGCTCAACCGCCATTTCAGCAATATAGGCGGGGTGAGGACGGTAAAGTTCCGCGCCTAGAATCTTTGGAAAGTCGTTATCAATGAACACTTTGTTTTATCCTCCAGTATCTCAGGAAGTGTTTTTATCGGGTGAAAGATTCAGACATTTATATGTCTTATCTAACACAAATTTTAGCAGTTGGTAATTTATTTAATTACACATACTGCGTAGTGGGCGTTTTATAGCGTGCTCCAGCTGAATTACTAGAGCCGTAAGATTCCGGATCAACGGGCATGCCCTGCTGGAAACCGGGTACACCTAATGCACCGGGAATTGCACCAGCAGCAATACCACCAAGACCCGCAAGTCCTGCGGCACCAGGTGCAGCAAGACCTGCAGAAACTGATTGAACAGCTCGGCCCATACCAGGAGAAGCAATGCCTTGCTCTGCAGCTTCAAGACCAGAAGCAACTTTGTTAATTGCAGCCATCCGTTTACCTTGCACCGCTTCATCTGGAAGACTACGTGCAAGATTACCAAGTGCATTCCCTGCTGGAGTTAACGCACGAGATTGAATAAGCTCGGCAACAGCAGGAGCATACTTGCCAGCTAGGCGTCCAGCAAGCAAGCCGCCCCTGGCACCAGCTCCGCCCGCAAGTCCTGCAAGAGCAGCAGAACCAGGATCTTCACCCTGGGAAAGGGCGTACCCACCAGCTGCTAAACCAGCAGCGGCAGGTACACCATATTTAAGAAGAGGACGCATGGCCTCACTCCATCACAAACAGTTTGTTAGCAACGGTTTGGGGTTGGGCTTGGTTAAGCACGCGCCAAGCGTTTTGAGGATCACGGGCCATCAGCTCGTTGAAGCTGCCCCAGAAGTTCTCAGGCTGCTGAGGAGCAGCAGAAGCGGGAGGAGCAGGGAATTGGCCCATTTGGGGCTCGATGGAGCCAGTGGGATAGCCACGGGTTTCCAGCTGCTCTTCGCTTTCGTACACAGGATAGGGACCTTCGGGACCAAAGAACTTCAGCGTGTAATCGCTAAGAACGTCGGGGTTGGTCAGGATCTCGTTGTAAGCCAGGTTCTCCTGGTGCTCATTAACCGCAAAATCAGCATAACCAGTGATCAGACCAGCGGCTTGATTGCCCCAGGCAACTGCGCTATCCAGCATGCCTTCCAGTTGGAGAGCATAGTTATTTAGGATTGCGGGAGCCTCTACCCCGAACGCGTCGATCACCTGACGGCTTTCGTTGCTCAGTTCCAGGTAATCCGCGATCGCCGTATTCACTTCCTGGTGCATTTCTGCCGCCGAGGAGCCCGTTAAGTAGGTTGGGGAAGAGTTGGGCGAGTAACCCTGGCTGGGATACGAGGTCGGCGCTGCCGATTGTTGCGTAACTTGGTTGCTGCCCAGACCGTAGTTCGCCGGGGTAAACTGTGTCGGATTCGCTGAGGGTTGACCCTGGAACGGGGATTGGACTGGTGCGCTCAGCAGGTTCACCACCTTGTTGAACGCCGATTCCCATGGATTCGCCGCCGAGTCCGCCGCCGGTTGGGATTGGGGGGCGTACTGAGTAGGGGCTGATTGGTAGCTGGGGGCTGCCTGAGGTACCGCTTGGGGGTAACTCGTACCCACCTGATAAGCCTGGGGTGCCGGAGCTTGGTAGCTGCTGGGCGCCTGTGCTGGCACCACGTAGCTGCTGGGGGCTACGGCCACTGGTGCTTGGCTCGTCTGTGGGATCGATTGGACGGTAGCGTCCTGCATAACTCATCTCCTTTTGTAGAGCTTCTAAAGTTCGATACAGATAGGGTGTTAAATCCAATCTCGGATCCGCAGCCATCGGTAAATCCGGTGCTTGCGGGTGGGGGGTCTGCATCATGCCTCCCACAAGGCGAGCGAATTGAGAGTAAGCACTCTGTAATTCATTCACCATCCTGAAGGGGAACCCAGATAACATCTCGGCTCTTTCCTCATCCGTTTTTGACGGGAAGAGGTATTTCAGTGCTTCAATGCTATCAACACCTAATTCCTGAAGGTTCCTTACAACAATAGAATTGTTCAGAATGTCTTGCGTGGAATCTTCATAAACAGGTCCCATCCAACGCCATAAAACAGTTACATCCCCATCGGGAATTAAACCTAAGACGCCAGGAGGAACCTGTTGAGTTTTGAGACAAGCAAGCATTAATTGCTTTACCTGATTCTCAAACATGCTCATTGCTTCTTCATACATACTGGCTTCTTCAAACGAAGCATTCTCTGGAAGTTCCAGGGGCTTTTCAATTCCAGCTGCGGCGGCAAGCGTTTCTCGGAACAAACGTTCTTCTTGATAAAGAATTAACTCAAGACAACGAGAAATACCGTATGTGTAAATAGCAATTGCTTTTTTCTTTGATGTAGCAGAGACACGTCCAAACAGTGACTTATACTCAGTTGCAGTAACGCCTGCCGAAATTGATAATTCGTCTACGCCACCAAGAGCGGTGCGAATTTCTTCGCGATACTGACGAGCAAATGAGTTCTGGTCACCGGTAATTGCGTCGGGAACAATGTAACCAACACGATCGTTTGGTTCCAGGTTTGCAATAACGCGTGGAACACGAATCTGTCCGTCTACACCACGACTAATAGGATCCGACTTAAAGGTTGAGCGACTCAGGGGATTCATGCTGGTGAATCCTGAGTTTGCTGCAATGGAGGGACGTTGAACCGTAGTTTCGGTTCCAGACTCCATCAAATCTGTCTTGGGACGAGAAGAAAGAAGAGTTGGGTTGCCAAAAAACTGAACGTTCTTGCGCATGGTGCGAACCATGTCGTCATGCGTGCAAATGTGATTTGCTAACGCATCAAATTCACCAACACCTTCAGTTGAAAAGCCTTTGGGGTTATTGAAGATCTCAACACAAGGAATGAAACCAAGTGTGTTTTTAAACGTTTTAGTTTTACCAGGTACTGCTTGATACTGCGTATCAAATGAGATTTCGCCTTCGGAATGAGTTTCCTCAATAGTCTTACGTTTGATGGAAAGACGAATATAACGCTTGGTTCCTTGCTGGCCCATGCCAGCTTGACCAGTTAAATTACCAGCTTCAATGTCTTGCTGGAACCCAAGGCCTTTACGAACTTTGTAGCTATAGATGATTACAACTTCATCAAGCTCGCCATCAATGTTGTAATAGGTGCGATATTCGTGCTGACGAAAGTAATAAAGCCGATAATTGGATTGAGTTGGACGAATGTAAAAAAGTCCCTGGCCATCACAAAGGAAATAGTCCCAGATGGAATCTAAGCGGGTGTCAAGTTGGTTGTATTTAACAACACGATCAATAAAGTCTTTTCTTTGATTTCCAAAGTTGTCTTGAGCAGGAAAAAATTCAACACCTTGGCGGATGCCAAATAAACGCATCTGGGCGAGGTGGGCTGCCACGACGCCAGTGTCAATCATTGTTCCGCCATCTTTTTCAAGATACGAATCAATAATCTCCTTAAGCCTAGCCTTAGCGTCAACAGCCATTAACTATTTGCCTGCTCTTGTTGTTGTCAGTTTAGCAGAGGATTTAAGAAACGTATTTGTTCTGAAAACCTACTGGTACCTCAGGGGAAACTTGACCCGCCTGGGGACCATAAAAGAAACCTGCGTTACCCATGGCAGGCATTCCACCAGGGATTGCAGCGGAGCGTAAATTAGCTGGAAAAGTTTTTTGTAATTGTTCTATACGTTCTTTCATGCTTCGACCAGCGGGAGTATTGTCCATCCCGTAGCGATACAACCGATCCTGTATTTCCCGATCCGAAGGAAAATAGCCGGGACTACCAGCGGTCAGTCCACCTTCGTTTCCAAGGCCTGTAGGAAGACCGCCTGTTACCCGTTGCCCTGTATAAAACATACAACTGAATATTGCTTATTTTTATTTTACTCTTCTATTACTTGATAACCGGAAGGGTCGTTAACCTTGCTGAGAAAAATCTTCTCTCCTCTTACGTCCCAATCAAGAATGTCTCCTTCTTGCCAGCCAAGGTGCTCTATTAGTTCGTCTGGTAAAACAATGAACGCTTCTCCGTCATTGTCTTCCTGAACTTCTAAAACGTAATCACTCATTTGCTCAAAATCTTTTCCATTAGCTTATCAAGCTTATTATTGATCTGCTTAAAATTGTCATGCATTTCTTTAATTTCCCTCAAAAAATCAACCTTCAATACGTACTCGAGAGGTAAACGGTTTAATTGATTTTCCAAAGTGTCCAACCTATTTTCTTGTGCGTTTAACAGTGTGTGTACTTGTTGTACACGTTCGTGTGATCGGTTTAAGATCCTGCTAGCAACCCAGCTGCCTCCGCTAATTGCGGAGATGCTTGCGGTTAGTATCAGGGCTAAAAATTCAGAGCCCACTTGTAAAATGCTTTTTTCTTATTTTAGACTTTAATAATCAAGATGGAGTTGTCCTTTTCGCATAAGGCCTGTTACCAACCATACTAACGCGTCAACCGTGTCGTCATGACTGCTGACACCAAAGTTAGTCAACTCTTCAAACATATTTGTAAAATTACGATATCGATTAAAAATAATTTTGCGATCTTCAAACATACCAATAATTCCCCTGAAACGAGCTAACTTATCTGCTCTGAATCCTTTGACTGGATGCCAGAGCAAATTGTATAAACCTTCATCATTTAAACAAACTCGTTTAAAGTCTGCTTCCAGGGAAGCCTGATACTGTACAGCTTCAGACCAAATATCACACGTTGAATAAGTTGGGAAATAATTACCGTTGTCATCTTTTCCAAGAATAGACCAGTCGTTAAGCAGTTCTTTCATGGCATCTAATTTTTCAAGATTACCCATGACGCGGATACGTCTGTAATCAATAATATGAATGCGATCTTCAATTCGTCCGCCAAGAACCATTACGGTGTAGTCATTCTTTTCTTTGACGCCTGCCGACAAATCAACTCCAATCCCTAACGTATCAAATTCAGTAGCAATTTCGGCTTTAACAATAAGTTCAGGCGCAAGCGAAAGTTCGTTTTGCCTGATGATTTGATTCATGTACTGAAAAGAAAAAGCAATGGGTGCTTGTCGTTTCTTTTCTTTTAAATATTCGAGTGACCACATATCTGGCCAATAAGACTCTTCTTCACCTGTAACAGGATCATTAATGATTGCAGAAAGAATAATTTGCATCCAATTGTTTTGTTCGTTGAAAGTTGTTGCGTGAATGTCATCATGCCTGAAACGAGTACCCAGGCAAATAGCCCTGGCTCCTTCAAACATGGTGGGTGCGATCACTGCGTTCCAGTTGTCCTGCATCATTTTCCTGATGTCAGGGTTTGCAATATCAGCAGCTGATTTAATAGCGTCATCAATCATGACGAGGTGAGAACGTTTTGAAGTCACGGAACCTTTCAAGCCTGCCGCGCAGAGAGTGAATTGTTCATCACCAGTAACATCAATTCCAGCAAATTTATGATCAATAGACCAATACTCATTACTGGTTACGTTTTTTAAAAGGCGTACCGTTGGAAATACTTCTTGATAGCGTTTGCTTTCAATGATTCGTTTAATGGTTGCCGACTTAGATCTTGCAATATCAACGGTGTACGACAAGTACAAAATTTGTAAAGGCAACTTAGCTTCTGTATGCACACCAATTGCCCATGCAGTTAACAAACCAAGTACTGTGCTTTTAGCTGAGCCACGGGGAGCTAATAGGTCAATGTTGGGACCAGCAATTTTAATTAAACAAGTACTATCTTCGCCCGTAACAAAATGTCGGTTCCATTCCTGGTGATGTTTAGCTGGGGGCTTATCTGCTACAAACTCACAAAAGAAACCAAAATCTTCTCTAGCGCGTTGAAGATCCGCAAGATTTTTAGGTTGTTTAAGAATCTGATTACGCGCCGCTGCACGGGCATTGCGTCGATACGCAAGGTGCTGATAAGAAGGCACGGTAGTTATTCAGAACGTTACTGAATACTAACTTATTTTTCTTCAGGCTTTTTCTTTTTTTGATCTTGATATTTACGTGCTTTATCTAATGCAGCTTTCCTTTTTTCATTGTCGCTCATTTCAGAGCCATCTTCGTTCTTGGCTTCTTTCTTCTTGAAGTGAGCAAGAAGTTCAGCTGGCATTTTGTTTTTAGACATCAGAATTTTGATCCTGTGTTTTTCAGTGCATTCATGCCACGAATGCGTTCCATAACTTGTTCATACTCAGGGGATCCTTTACTCTGCATGAACTGCTCCATGCGGGGCAGGCGACCCTGGCTGATATCAGCACCAGGAGGCGTTGCTTCCAAGCCCGGAGCACGCTCTTGGGCCATAGGAGAAGCGTTCTCCGGAAGAGGACGACGGCCTGCATTTTGACGTTTTACAGAATCACCCGCAAAACGCATGTTGGATTTTCCGGCGCCCATAATTCAAATGTTTGTTGTACTAATTTTAAAACGACTATTCTTCCAACTGCATTCTGGCCCATACGCTCATGGTTGCTTCTTCCAAGGGGATCTCAATAGGATCGTCTTTGAAGATGAACATTAACTCACGAATGGCCCTATCTGCGCCAGCCATTAACAAACCTTTGCGGTCCCTGGCAGAAGTAAAAGTTTCAATTTGTGCAATAGTGCCACGTAATTCTTTTTGCATGGACGCAATACGTGCTACTCCTGCATCGCGTTTAACGATTCCATTTTCAACATCTTCACGTAATTTACGGATGTCTTCTTGCATCTCGTCAATTTCGTAAAGAAGTGTTTTCCGGTGATCGGGCTTTTTATAGTTTTGTTTTACCCAAAGATCACACGCAACAATACTTCCTTCGTAACCAAGAAACCTGGCGTATAAAAAAGTTTCAATTACAGAATAATTATCTGCAGCAAAGCTGCAGAAAGACTCTTGGGTAGAGCTGTCTAAATTATCGACCCAGGTGTCAAATACTTCAATATCGATAAGCTCGTTGGGCCTGACCGTAGTCACGAGCTTCGTCTTCTTGGGCGAAACGCTGGGCTTGGGCACCGGAAGTTCGTTGCTCTTCAGCTCCTTTTCCGATGGTTTCACGTTCTTGTTCACCCGCAGTCTCCATTTTTTTCTTGGAAAATTCGTAAGCCACGCCAGCAGCTTGGCGATATTTGTCTAGATCAAACCAATCATCAACATCGGTTTGGCCTGTAGGAACACTGCTGGTCATGGCTTATAAATATTACAAGAAAAAATTAGAAATTGCTCATCATCGAAGCAAGACCCTGAGCATAGATGTCGCGGCGGCCTTCCAAAGACTTCTGACGCTGTTGACGACCCTTGGAGCCTTCCAGACGCTCAAGAAGTGCCTGGAACTTATTGATATCAAAATAGTCGTCGGCGGGAGCGGTACCAGTCATGTCGTTAATTAATAACTAAAGTAATTATAGCAATCTTAGTTTAAAAACTAAAACTGCCCACAAGATTGGAATACAGAGAACCGGCGGCTCCAATCCGTGCTACTTCTTTGGTACCTTCATTTTTTAATTTCTGAGTTTCTTTATCAATTTCACCTTGAAGATTTGTTAAACCAGCACTATAAAGATACTGGCGGGTATCACGAATATTTTGCTGCTGCTCTTCAATCTCAGCGGCAGTACCTGTAAAAGACTCACCAAAATTTGGTGTAACAACACCAGCACGTTTTTCAGTTCCTTCTGCCATTGTTGGCAAAAGATTAGAAGAGAATTTAAAAGTTCGTTGACCTGTTTTTTTACCAGCAGCATCAGTAGTCTGCTTGCCATACATTGTGTCGTAATAGTTATCAAGATAGCTTTGATTAAATTTATCTTGATATTCTTGACCTTTATAAAGAGAATTACGAAGATCTTCAACAGAAGAATAGTAGCCTTGATTAAAACGTTCAGTTGCTTTTTGTTGTTCTTCTGTAGTTGCTTGACGGCCTAAAATTTCTTCATACGCAGAAGTAATTCCAGTTTGCCTGCGGCCAGGAAGAAGCTCTTTTGTATAAATATCGGTAAAACGAGCTACATCTTGCTCTGGTGGTGCCAGGTTATACTTAGCTGCGTAATCACGAAGTTGCGAAGTAGCGTCTGTGTAATTAATTAAATTTTGACGAAGCTGCGATTCAAGGCCACTTGCCAAACTCGAATAGCTAGCAGCGCCTGCAGAAGTACGTGCTTGTTCAGCTGCCTTGACTTCCGCTTTTTCTTGCGCAGCAGTTGCATCTGCTTTTGATTGCATTTCTTGCGAATATTTAAGAAAATTCGCAAAACTATCGTCTTTAGGAATTACCGGAGCTTTATATTTTACTTTTTTAGAGCCCATGATTACACCATCAACGATTCAATGGGAGCTTGTGCAATACGTCCAAACATACCAGTTGGAGTTGCACGTAGTTCCGCAATACGTTCTTGCATTCTACCAAGTCTTTCTCTTCGTGAATTCTCTTTTACATCTGCAGAATTTTCAAATGCTGCTTGCCAACGGGCCTGCTCTCTACCAAGACCCAACTCTTTAGGCGCAAATTCACCAAGACGCATACGCTCTGCAGCGGCTTGGCGACCAAACTCAAGATCCGGAGCAGTTGTAGAGCCAAAAATTTGGCCGAACATTCCAAGGCCCATATTGGCTTTGGCTGCATCCCTTTGGAAAAGAATTCCTTGTTTCAGGGAATCAGCCTGCGCTTTCATTTGCGCATTGGCAATATTGGCTTGCGTCCTATTACCAAACATGCCGCTGAGTAAACCTCCCCCGGCACTGATTAAACCTCCTGCAATCGCTGGTAACATTCCGCCTCCCCCTCCTGACGAACCAGATGAACTAGGTGATAAATTAAGTTTACTCGAAAAAGCGTCTGTAGTACCAAAAGAAAGTGGCGTTGAATTAGATCCAAAATATGAGCTATACATTTAAATATCTCTTTTAGAAGTATTTAAACTGTGCTACGTTATAACCAGGAGACTGAACGTTCATTGAAGGCACAGACCTAAAAGCTTCGTTTGCTGCACCAGTAATTCGTGAGGCGCCTTCAATTAAATACCCTGGATTCATTGCTTGCGCAATCATGGGGCCAAGGTTTGCAAGTGATTGATATAACACGGCTTTACCGGTACTTTCTTCACCTAACTTTTGACGATATTGCGCCTGACTTCTTTGCAATTGATCCATGTATTCCAGGCGTTTTTTATCCATTTCCCAAGCCTGTTCTGGATTTGTAGAGGGAAATAGTTTTTCTAAAACATAGGCGTCGTTTGGATTAACACCTTCAGGAACAACAAACGGCTTTACCGGAGAAGCTGGATCTAAATTACTTTTACCCCACATGCCAAGATTGGCACCCTGCGTAAAGGCTGCAGGATTAAACTTAGGAGCTTTAGAAAAATAATTTGCCGCCATGATCAACCAAAATTAATATTGGGAGCCGAAAGGGTTGCGCCCAAATACGGATTAGCACTAATTGCAGTACGAAGAGTTGCACCAGCTTCTGCCTGAGCGCCACCAGCTAACTTAAACATTCCTGCTTGGCGACCAAGTTGCTGATAAGCAGAAGTTTGACTAGCAAGCATTGCTTGTGCGTTGACCAAATTAGCGCGATTGATTTGCTCCATAATGGGGAGCATGGCTTTTTGTTGCTCAACACTCTTTTTCAAAGAGAAATCAAGCATGTCTTTATCAAGAGCTTGTTGAGCACCACCGAGAACACTTAAATCTTTCATGGCTTGCTCACGATCGCGCTCACGCATTTGACGCTCACGTGCAGCGGCAGTCAAAGGAACACCAGCGATTGCAATATCGGGACCAGAAGGAGAAGCGCCTGCTTCTTGTGCGGCCTGTCCAGCGCCGCCTGCAATAGCTTTGCCAGCCCCACCACCAAGCATGGCGCCCGCAAGAGGAAGGCCAATCTTCAGTGCAATGCCAAGAGGGCCTGCGGGGGGAATTACACCACCTGCTGCTTTAAGCGCAGCTCCTGCAGCAACACCACCTAAAGCACCACCAGCCAAGCCACCACCAAATTCACCAGCGGCGCCAAGAAGATTGCCACTGGCTGCAGTAGTTGCCGCACCAAGACCAGCGGCACCAAGAGTTGCGTAACGACCAAGGGGCAGCTTAGAGGCCTTCTGGGCTACATCAGGACCGTAATAACGAGCACGGTTCATGAGGCGCTCAAAAGAACCGCCTAAACCCGTTTGATATGGAACAATACCAGCTTGGCCGTCAGCCATATTACTTAACTTGTATTATTTTTAAATTCTATCAGGAGATGTACTTTGATACTCCTGAATAGTTGGAAGTTGTGGGCGATTTGCAGACGCAATTACTTCGTTAACTACATTGCCTCCTGCAACACCACCAATAGAACCTGTTAAACCACCAACCATTGCACGCACTGCACGCTGTCTTGGAGTTGTCCCTGTTCGACCAGCAACCGTTGCAGCAACCGTTCCTCCGGCAAAACCTCCTGCCATTGGAATAGTTGCAGGAAAACCTAACATTCTTAATTCAGGTTTACCTTCAAGATTTTCAGGAGTTGCTTTAATAATTCCCAGGCCTAATAAACCTTTTTCGTTGTACAAAAAATTTTGATAATTTGCGTAACGTTGAGGCGTTAAAGAAGGAATATCTTGTTTCGCAGTTTCATACTTAAGCGGATCTCCAGTACGGCCAAGGAAGAAACGTTCAAATAATTCTTGAACAGGTTGAGAAGTTTGACGGCGATCTTGAGAGCCTTTCTCAGCATAAGTTTGAGAGTATCCCTTGGGACGAAATTGTTCTTCCGGATTTGTGATGTCGTAAGTACCAGCGGCAGCGATAGCTGGTACTGCAACACCTAAAGCAACTGCTGCTCTGGCCGTAGGAGATTGAATTAAGTCGCGGTTTATTCCTTGCTCTAATCCTTTTTGCGCAATGGCAAGTGGATGATTGTAACGCCACCAATACGTACGAGTTCCATCGTTTGCAACATCAATTGTTGCACGAGACGCATAAGCACCTAGGAATTGAGCTGGCGTTTCACGAGCAGTGATTCCCGCTTTTGCAATTTCCTGTTTAAAACGCGGATCTAAAACACTTTGGCCATAGCCAACACCTTTTTCTTTTTGTTGTGCAATTAAATCAGCTTGAATTTGATCAGCAGTTTTAAAACCTTTTTTAACGTTTTGAACAATGCTTCCTACTTTTCCAATAACGTTCATGCTCCCTCCTGCATTTGACGAAGCACGTCAGGCGGTAAGGTGACCCCAGGATAATGAAAAGCTGTATGTTCAATTCCCTGCATCTGATACATGGTTCCAGGGGATAACGCTTGTGTTTGTAAATTATTAATCTGTTGCCGTTGAACAAGTTGAGCGTATTCTTGCTGTTCTTGTGACATATTTGTAGGCATTACTTGAGGAGTTGGAAGTAGTGCCCCACCAGTAACAATGTCAGTAACAGGAGCAGAAAGAAGAGAAGCGCCAAAATTAACACCCTGCTCCACCTTTGAAGGCATATACTGTTTTGTTGTTTTACCAGCGGCAGAAGTAAGTGTTGCTGTTGAGCCAGGGAAATATTTACGCGCTAAACCAACAAGGGGATAATTAAGAAGAAAATCTCCAGCTGCATATCCAACAGCGGCTTGTGGGCCGCCAATAACTGCACCAAGAGCCGCGTTAACTCCTGCACCGGGCAAAGCTGCTACAGCAGACTGGCGAGACGTTTGGCTTTTTAATAAATTGCCTAACTGTTTTGCAACGGTGGGTAACATATTTTGCTCTCAGTTCTTTTATTTTATCGAAGATTAACTTACGGTTTTGCCGGGAGAAACATTAGTTTCTGAATCTGTAGCAGTTTCCTCTCCTTCGCTTTCTTCTTTTTTAACAACTTTGTTATTTACAGAACCTTGTTGACTAAGAAGCTGTGCAACAGAAGAATTGCCCTCGGCCTCGTTCTTGGCTCGTCTTTCAGCCATGGCCATCAGATAACCGTTTGGATCAGGGTTCTTCATACGTGGCATTGGATTTTTAGCAACTTTGCCTGGATTTAAAGTCGGACTAAGTTTGTATGCCTCAACCCACTGCGGATTAAAATCTGGTTGCTGTTGTGGACGTTGAGCAGTGTTTGGACGACCTTCCTCAAAGTCATAATCAACAGGACGGTCAAAGCGTCCCAAGCCCTCAAACATCTCATACTGAGGAGTAACTTCATTGTTGTTATCAAAAAACGGAGAGTTACTAATGAAATTTAAACTAGGGTTTAAAGTTTGTTTGCGCGTCATCATGCGCTTAGTTAGGTCCTCCTCTGTAAACCGCGATGGGTTCCAAGGATATCCACCATTGGTAGGCTTGGCGCGAAACAGCTCGTTAAAGTCAAGACGCTTGGTGACTTGACCTTGACGATTGAAAGGGTTTTGTACGTAACGACCTAAATCAAGACGTGCATCTTTTGCCATTATTTCTTAACTTTTTTCTTGTCATTTAATCCTACCAACGTCTTGCGCAGGTTGGCTTGTTTAACAGTTTTTTCGTCGTACTTTTCTGGATTAGCAAGAACGTTTTCTTGCAGTTGAGCAGTGGTAATGCCCTTACGCTTTGCCTTGGCAGTGAAGGCGCCTTCCTTCATCTCCATGCCTTGAATCCATTTTTTATCTTTTTTCTTTTTATCTTCAGCCATGATCAAATGCCACCTCTAAGTTGACGACGTAAGAACTCTTGAGGATTACGTCCTTCAATATTAGCTCGCCGCAACGTTTCACTAACCGCAATACTTTCCAAGGCTCTTTGCCGCCGACCAAGTTCTTGTTCAATTGCCGTTTGACCAGATTTACCGGATTTTTCTTGGGCACGTAACAAACCTTCTGTCGACACACCAGAGAAAGGAGTTTGTTCTTGCTTAGCGATCCACTTGGGAACATAAGACGGTTGGCGGCTAGAAGCAGCAGAATATTCACCCGTTGCTTTGCTCATTGCACCAGGTACATAACCTGTCTCCTCGCCGTAAATACCAATACCTGCTGAACCACCTGCAAGTTCTTCTTGCGCGGGACGATCAAGAACGCTGTATTTAATTTCTTGTTTAGACAGCTGACCGGGCTCTGCTTGAGGTTGAACGCCTCCACGAACTCGCAAAGCACCCGGTAAATCAAGGCCAAGCTGTTCAGGGACGTTTCGAACCAGTGGGCTGGGGTTGGGAGAAAGTTGCCGAAGTTCTTGTTTAGGCGCAGCTTCGTAATAACTGGGCGATGCTCCACGGATTGCAGTTCCTGCTGCAGTTTGTGTGACTTCGGCATAAGGGCCAACGTTTG